CTTCCTGCGGCGCATCCCTGCCGGGGTCGCCCTTCTCCCCCTTCTCGCCCTTTGCACCGGGATCGCCTTTCTCTCCTTTCTCTCCCTTTGCGCCGGGCTCACCCCGAAGCGACGCTTTCTGCTCATCCGTCAGGCTTTCAAATGTCACCTCGCCGTCCTTGCCCTTCGGCCCTTGCGGGCCGGTGGCTCCGGTCTCGCCCCGCGGCCCTTGCGGCCCGATTGCACCCGTTTCACCCTTCGGCCCTTGCGGGCCGGTCGCGCCCGTTTCACCCTTCGGCCCTTGCGGGCCGGTCGCGCCCGTTTCACCCTGCGGTCCCTGTGCGCCGGTGTCGCCTTTCTCGCCTTTCGGGCCTTGCGCGCCGACAAATTCCCCGTTGTCGAGCTTCTTTTGCACGTCGTTTGCCGCATCGTCCGCCCGTTTGGCGGCCGCATCCGCGTTCTTCGTTGCCGTATTTGCTTTCAATATCGTTTTTTCCGTTTGATCTGAAATTTCTTTCAAGCGCTCGTATTGCGCCAAAAGCTCATTCAGATTTGGAACAACATGTGTCGGATCAATTACGATATCTCCGCCTGCCTTACTTACGAGCAAATAAATCCTCGCAACCGATATAACACTTTGGTTTTCGCCTTTAATCTGCATGGTGCATTGCAATCGTCCCGCCACTTCGTAACAGGACTTATCCAGCGTTGCGCAGGCATACCCGCTCGCATCGAAATCTGCATTCAAATATCGCGTCGCTTCATCCTGGCGCTGAACCAGTAGTTGCGCCGTACACCCTGTTAAGTCGATCGGTTTGCCGTTTTCCTGTGTCATAACGCAGATTTTATGTGCTCCTGCATCGCCTACGCTTGCCAAAGCATCCCAAACAATTTCCGCTTTGGGTTTCATCATATCCACTATCGTTCTAAATACGTAGTAGGCCACATTCTTCCCCCCTTTCAATAATTTCCTCCGGTATACGAGGTCACAAATGTCTGCACAAACAAGTCCGCTTGGATTCGCGTCAGCTTATCCGGTACAACAGACACTTCATGCCACATCCCGCGCACAATTCTTCCGTTGTTATCCTTACTCAAATATGGAATAACATCAATCTCACTTCCGCTCACTTTTTCAGGCGGAATCGCAGTTCCGTCCACTTTAATCGTCACACCTGACGCAATTTCCCCTTCATAAATGCCGTACCGAATCTCATGCGTATGGCTTTGCAATGTAAAAGAGTGGCTGTGTGCCGGAATATTCACTTTATGCGTGTGATTCGGAATATCAACCGATACCGCCGGAACCGTGACCGCCACGTTGACCATGTGATAATGTGAAAAGTCGTGACGATGTGTCATATCGTGTTTATGGCTTCCAATCGAGTGCGTGTGGCTGTCAAAGCTGTGCCAGTGACCCATGCCGTGGCTGTGCGCGCCGGTGCTGGTCGTGCTGCCCGCGCCGTTGTAACTCGTATACCCCGTCTTGCCAACGGAAACGCCGTCGAAGGTGTGCCGGTGCGTGTTGTTAGAGCTGTGCGAATGCCTCCCTGCTTCGTCCGTCGAGGTCATCGCGCCGCCTTCGTTCCGGCTCACGCCGGTATTGCCGCCTCCCCCAGCTCCTGTTGTCCCGCTGGACGAACCGGTATCTGACACATTCCCTCCGTCTATACTTTTTGCAAAACTCGTATTAGCATTGACCGTTCCATCCTGCATCGGTGTGCCGCTGGTAATTGCCTGCGCCACGGTACGCTGCGGCACAGATACCGTCGTTGCGCCTCCGGCCTCGCTTGTCTGCGTACTGCCGCCGCCCTCCTGCGTCGTGCGAACATCGCCGCCGCCCGCAGCCGCGCCCGTCTCATACGCTCGGAAATTCTCAAGTTTCCAGCTCAAGAGCACTTGATTGATTTTCGCACAGGCCGTCGGCACATAGAAGTTCATCACCGCCGGGTGCGACGCATCCGCATTGTCGCTGGCCTGCATGGCATACAGATTAGTCGCGCCCTGTGCATACTGCGCTGTGATGGCCGTTTTGGCCGATATGCTTTCCAGCGTACTGGACACATCCGAAGATTGAGTTGCAATCTCAACGGTCATATCTAACGGATTTCCTTCGACGTCGCTTTTTTCGACTGACACAATGCGTTTGTCGAGGTCAAGTTTTGCTCGTGTATCGTTGAGACGCACGAGCTTCCCTTCGTCGATTAAATCCCATTCCAGCCCCGTCACTCGATGAAAATCCAGCGCTTTGACGGTATAGCTGTACATCGGGTTTTCAAGCTCACGCAAATAGGCTTTTCCCTTCGCAAAGAGCGTCGCCTCGTCGCTGATGGAGCTGTCCGTCAGCAGCTTGCTGATAACGCCATACTTGCTGATGTTGGGAGAATCAATATAGCTTTTCCCTGTCGGATTGACCGTTCGGATGCTGGTTTGGTTCACACCTTCGCCGCTGCCCATGCAGTACAGCCGCGTACAGAGATTGGAGATATCCCGTCCTCGCTTGATGCTCTGCTCATTGCGGCCGTAACGCACCTCGCAGTTGCGCGCATCATCTGCCCGCACGAGGTTGATTGTCCACGGGTAGCTGTCCGTGTCATACGTCCAATGATAGTCGCTGTTGAAACACTTCGGGATTGAAAAAAGCGCGTTGAGCAAATCTTCCTTTTCCCACGAATACTGGAACTGATATCGAAAATCGCATCGCCCAAGCTGCCAGCGCTTCACCGTCTGCAAGCTGAGCAAATGCCGGATGATATCCTCGGTATAAACGCCAGTGCCGCCCATTTCCAGATAGCCGTCAATGCGGTCATCAAACAAAAAGGCGATTACATGCTCCAGCTCATATTGAATGAACTCTCCTTCGCCCGTGATATCCGATTCAGGCTGATCGCAGATTCGATATTTGCCAACGGATTTGTCGCCGTCCACGATGTCCACGATGCCGTGAACCGTTTCACAGAGGTCGTTATCCGCATCATCATCGGCGGGAATTTCAAAGCTCGCCGTATGCAGGTCGTTGAACATTCGCTTGTAGCCCACCTTGGACGCATGGCGGATGGTTCCAATGCGCGTCATATCGCGACTGTAAATCGGAATCCTCAATCACAACCACCTCGCCCGTGCGCTCACCGTCACCGAAGCCGCTGCCGCCGACGCGCTCATAATCTCGATGTTCACTGCGTTCGGAGGTACAGAAGGAAAGTCGCCCTCGCAGAGCGCCGAAATCATGCTCTGGCCGCCGCAAACCACAGACAGGTTTTCTCCATCCACTCGCAGGCTCTGACCGCCCGTGAGCGAAAATCCGCCGCCATACAGCCGCGTTTGCCTCTGCTTTCCGAGTCTGTCCCTGTATCTGATGTGAAAATCCGAAATCGCCGCACTGCCAGTATTCATCACATCCAGCGTAAGCGGCGTTGTATAGCCCATGCCGCGCGGAAAGACCTTGCTCAAGTCGATGGTCTGCCACGTCCCCGCCGCCAAGCTCACAGCCTGCGTAGCAGTGCTCATCGCCGCATCCTGCCATAAAGGCTGCTCGGTAAACGAGATGTCCATCACGCCATTTTCCCATTTATCGCATGTCAGCGATGCTTCATCCTCAATCTCGGCCATAATCGACCGGCTGATATCCGCATCCATCACCAGCTCCGCGCGTCCTGCTTGCAGGAGCCACGCCGCGACATCGTGCATCCGCTGTGCGACCTGCTCATCAGTCAGCCGCGTCCCTTCCTGCTCTCGATTGACGAAGTAGAGCTTTCCGCTGACTTTTCGCTCTTTGAGCATCAGATCGGCGCGTTCAAAGCGCAATGTTCCCGCCATGCCGGACACCTCATATTTGTTCAGCACAGGTGCCGGAACAGCCGTCTCCTTTTCGAGTACGAACATGCAGCCCATATCGTTCAAACAGTGCTTTCCACCGAAGGTAAAGTTGTCCGCACACGGGTCTGCTCCGCCGACGGGTTTATCGTCATACTGGCGATATCGCCGATAATCCACACAGGTGAAGGTCACCTTGAGCCGCGCTGAAGCGCCGCTGTATGTCAGCGCTTCCGTTCCTGTGCAGCGCGCTTTGTAATATGTGCCGCCCATGCTGTCAAAGTGCAGCTTTTCTTCACCGCTTTCCTCCAGCCACGCTCTGACCTTTTCCAGCAGCAGCGGAAGCGCCGACCTGTTTTTTGCCCGCATAAGCAGCTCTACTTCGATTTTGCGCACCGTCGGTACGCCGACGCAGGCCAGCACCGCGCCCCTGCGCGTCACCGTCTGCCACTCCTTTTCAGCCAAAAAGCACTCGGACACGGAAGTTACCTTCACGCGTCCGAGCTGTTCCGGCTTCACCCCGGCAAATTCCATCAAATCAGCACCCCCTGTGCGCTGCGGCCGGATACCGTTTTCTTCGCTTTGTCCGCGATAGACTTTGAAACGGTCGGCGCAGTTTTCCGCCCAACTTTTTCGCCGTCCATCACCACATCGCCGCCAAGCGCCCCGGATTCGATGAGTCTGTCCGCAATCATTCTGCCGACTGCACTCGCATATGCTTCCCGATTCTCGCCATCGGAGAGGCTGTTCGCCGTCTCTGCGGCAGTCTGTCGAGCGTTGGCGCGCGCCGTCATCACCGTGCCGACAGACGGGTCAGAAAGCTGCGTCTGCGCCGTCATGGCGCGGATGGTATCTTTCACCGCCTGTGTGGCCGCTGCGGCCATCATGCCGCCAGAAAGGCCGATAGCGCCGCCCGCGTCCATATCCCGACCGAGTGCAAGCGTCTCTCTGCTGGGGCTGTGCGCATCGGCGGCCTTGCGCATAGCCGCGACCGCATTGCGTACAACAGTCCGTGCCGCGCTGGACAGCATCCCCGCCATCGAGTTGATGCCGCTGATAATGCCGCGCATCAGGTCATTGCCGAGGCTGTATCCCGTGCTGCCGTTCAAACTGCCGCGCATTGCATTCACCACCGCATTCCCGGCATTTCGTACCGACAGCGCCGCATTGCCCTGCATGGCCTGAATCCCGATGGATACATTGGTCATCGCCATACGCGCCGTATTGCCGAAGCTCTGAACCGTCGGCTCGAAGGTGGTGTTCATCGACGCAACCAGCCCTTGAACGGCGGTTGCGATGTCCGTTTCTTTCCCCGAAACGCCGTCGCTCACGCCCGCTCCGATGTTTTCGCCCGTGGTCTGCGCGTTGCTGGCCGCAGTCGTGAAGTTCTCTGGATCCGTCGTCGTGTTCATCGAGGCAATAACGGAGTTCTTCGCGCCTTCCGTTCCCTGCTCTGCGCCGCTTCCATAACGCCCCATGTCTGCCTTGCCTGCGGTCTCCATGAAATCGCCCACCGCCCCGGTGATCTGCTCCATGCCCGTATTCAGCGCATCCGATGCACTGTTCCAGATGCTTTCGTCTCCCAGCGCATCGGCCAGCGAAGCCGGAATCTCAATACCCAGCGAATTACAAAGTGCAATCAGCGCATCCGTGCCATTGCCGAACGCATCTTCAAACTGCTCAACTGCCGCTTGACCAGCCTCATACAGTTCTGGATATCTCTCCTGCAATCCGTCCGCCATTCCGGCAACAATCAATCCCGCCACCATCATGGCCTGCTCATTGGAGATTTCCGCTCCATCCTGAAAACCATTGATGACCGCCTGATACAGTGCAACGCCGGCCTCGCTGAAATGGCTTTCATACTGTGCCAGCACGCCGTTAATATCGAACTTCTCGAGGGACAAATATGCCGCAACCTGTTCGAGCAAAGTGCCCTGCTGTTCACCGAGATATTTGGAGACGAGCTGGCTGCCCTTCATCGTCGCGCCTTCGGCATTGGTGAACATCATATCGGAAACCTTCGTCCAGTAGTAGTCCGTCTCAATGCCAAACCAGCTCATTACGCTGTCCAGCGCGCTGGTGAAGATTGACCCCATCATCTTCATCAGACCTTCGCCGATATTAAGCATGCCGAGCGCAATACCCTTGCTGAGCGCAAAGACAAAATCTGCGCCGCACTGCACAATCTTGGTCAGCCCTTCCGGGGAAAGGATGTACCCGACAATCGCGCCCGTGATATCTCCGAGAGCGTCCATACCGTTGATGATACCCTTGCCGAGATTCTGAACAAAACGGGTCAAGTCCGGCGTTGTCACGATATCGTTGACAGCGTCGATAATCGCGCCCACCAGACTGGTAGCAACCGTTCCGATGGAGGTTCCCCAGTCTTTATCGTTAATCAGTTCCAACAGGCTTCCAATCGCCCCTGCAATATCTGCCGCTGCTGTGATGGTTTTCTGAATCCCAGTCACAACGCCGCCAAGCAGGCCGGATGCCAGCGCAGAAAACGCCGCTGTGAACGTGTCCCATGCGCTGAAATCTTTCAAACCGCCGACAAGCTCCGCCACAAATTCGGCGGCTTTCGCCGCAAAGGTAGCCTTGTTGCTGATGATGGATGTAAGAATCGTCGAGGCCAGCGCGGACATGTCGCCGACTTTCGCCGCCAGTTTTTCAGGCGTAAGCGCTTTGAAGCTCGCGGCGATCTGACCGACAATCTTCTCGCCTGCATCAGACCATGCCCCGCCGTTTTCTCCCTCATCGCCGAGGAACAGCTTCTTGAGCCAGTCTCCCGCCGCACCGAAGCCGCTCTTAATCCAGCCCCATACGGTGCTGCCGACATCTTTCCATGTACTTTCTTCGGTCAGCGTGTCTCCTAGGATTAAGCCTTTAAGCCACCCTGTCACGGAAACAAAGCCGCCCTTAATCCAGCCCCAAATTTTCGCCCCCGCATCGCCCCATGTGCTCTGGTCAGTCAGCGAATCGCCAAGAATCAACCCCTTGAGCCAATCCGAACCGAAATGAAACGCCCCTTTAATCGCTGCAACAACATCTGCCCATTTGAGCGTTTTGATGTAGTTTTTTGCGTCCACAAAAGCCTTCTGCACCGTCTTGCCGAGGCCGCGAAACGTTTCTTCAAGCGCCGTCAAAACGGTGACACCCAATTCGCCCCACTTCACCGCCTTGAATCCCCTGAAAATACCCTTGGCCAGATCAATCCCAGCCTCCAGCAGATTCGGCGCATTGCGGATCGCTGCGGCCAGCACGGATACCGTGGCCGAGACGACGGATGGAATCAGTTTCGGCGCGCCCTTGGCGAAACCGTTCAGCAAAGACGTTACCGCCTGTGCGCCAACCTGCGCCACGTCCGCCGCATTGTCAGACACAACGTCCGCCAGCGACGAAAACAGGTTCATTCCCGCTTCGGCCGCCTGCGGAACAATTTCAGCAAGCCCCGTTTTGAGCGAGGCAGCCAGCTTGGGAATACGCCCGGAAATATTCTTGATGGTCGATTGAACCGTTTTATCAAATACCTTGAGCTTCCGTGCCCCGATTTGGGTATACTTTTCAAACGCTTTGCCCATATCGTTGCCCGCATCCATCGCGGCAGTCCAAAAAAGCAGGAACGTTCCCGCCACAATGCCCAGCGGACTGACCAAGGCTGCAATCGCCGGGGCAATCTTCCCCGCCAGCATCAGCGCTTTACCTCCGTACATCAGCACAGGGCCAATCGCCGCCGCCAAAATGCCCATCTTGAGGATGACCTGCTTCATCGGCCCATCCAACGCGTTGAACTTGTCAACGAGTCCTGTCATGCTCTGAATGGTCTTTCGGATTGCCTGCTCATTCAGTGTGAACAGCGCTACATACGCGCCCTCAACAGCGGACTGAAACAGCGTCCAGTCGCCCTTGGCATTGGCAAGCACTGTCGCCGCCATTCGACCTGTTGCGCCCTCGCAGTTGTCAATGGAAGCCGCCAGTTTATTAAAATCCTTGTCGCTTGCACTCACGATTGCCAGCAGGCCGGACATTCCCTCCTGCCCCGCCAATGTCGCGGCATACAGCGCCTTTTCCTGTTCAGTCAGGCCGGAGAATTTCCCGCGCATTTCGGTCATGAGCTGACGCAACGGTTTCATTTCGCCCGTCGATGTCGTCATGCTCAAGCCGAGTTCCTTCATCGCCGTCTTGACTTCCTTGGTTGGCTTGGAAAGCCTCGTCAATAAAGCGCGGAGCGCCGTGCCGGATTGGCTTCCTTTGATGCCTGCATTGGCCATCAGTCCGATGGCGATAGCCGCGTCCTCAATGTTATAGCCAAGCGCGCCCGCCACAGGCGCAACGTATTTGAAAGTCTCGCCCATAAGGCCGACGTTCGTATTAGAGTTTGATGCGGCTTGTGCCAGCACGTCAGAAAAGCGCGCTATGTTTTCTTTTTTCGCTTCCAGGCCAAACGCCGTCATCGCATCCGTAACGATATCCGACACATCAGCCAAATTCTCGCCGGAAGCTGCCGCAAGGTTCATAATTGGTTCAAGTCCATTAATCATGGCACTCGTTTTCCAGCCTGCCATCGCCATATATTCGAGCGCCTGTCCTGCCTCAGTGGCCGTGAACTGCGTCGTCGAACCCATTTTGAGCGCTTCCGCGTTCAGCTTTTCCATTTCTGCCGCTGATGCGCCGGAAATGGCTTCGACGCGGGACATCTGCGAGGTGAAATCCATGCCGGCGCTCAAAATGCTTTTTCCTATTCCCTTGAGCGGATCTGTAACCATGGAAGAAAGCGTCGATCCTGCCCGAATCATGTCCGCGCCGATGCCTTCCAGCTGTGTCTCAATGGTGCGAATCGTCCCCGTCATGCCGGACGCATCCAAATCAAAGCTGGCAAACAGTTCGCCGACCTTTAACGCCATGTTCTCACCGCCTTAAACCGAAACAACCGACGAAAAAAAGGCTTCCGCAGCTTTGCGGTCAGCCTCATCATCGTCCTCTGGATTTCTGCGTTGTCTGTCCTGCTGTGCGCGGATGCGTACCGCCACCGCTCCATACGGAGACAGGTTGCAGGACAGCGCAACGAAACGCCGCCATGACAGCCCCTCGATCTGCTCGGCGAGATTGATGCCGTAATCCCGCTGGAAATCGGCTTCAATCGCATCCCAAACGTCGAGCAGACTTACTTTTTTGCCGCATCCCCCGGCAGCTTGGAGCGGCTGTCCTCATCGCTGAGTTCCTGCCCATCTTCTTCGTCGAAATCTTCAACACCGTTAATCAGCGCGAACGTTTTCTGCACGAGCAGCGACAGCATATCTACCGTCATGCCGGATTCACAGATTTCGGTCATCGCCTTTTCGCCAAACAGCGCATCTGCCGCCGTGAAGATCATCTTGCTGTACGCCGCATTGCGGGAACTCTGGTCAGCCAGTTTCTCCGCACGCGCCATCATCAGCGGCACAATCGCCGGAATTTTGGGCGGAACGGAATAATCCTTGCCGCCGACGCGCACCGTAAGGTTTTCGCCCTTCGCTTCCTGCATAAACGTATCAAACTCAAGCACTTTAGCCATGTGTTTTTCCTCCATTCACTTCAAAAAAAGAGGGAGAAGCGCTTCGCTCCTCCCTGTTATATGTGCTGCCACTCTTACGAGGCGGCCGTAACGGTTACAGCAATGCTGGCCGTTTTCGCGCCATTGACGCTGGTGATGACGATGTTCGCCGTGCCTTCCCCAACCGCCGTGAGCGTAAAGCCGCTTTCGGTGATATCCGACACCTGAACAACGCTTCGCTTGTTGTTGGTCACGCGAAATCGCTGATTCGACGCATTTTCGGGCGTGAACTCCACGTCGATGAGCTTCGGGCTGTCGCCGACCTTCATTTCCAGCGTGGCCGCCGCCGTTCCGCCAGACTTGGCCGCGACGGTCTTCACCTGCACATACTGAATCGGTTCGGCCTCGCCGACCTGTTCCAGAGACCACGTCACGCTGTTATCGCTGTCGTCGCTCGACTCCTCGGCGCTGGTCACAACGTAATCCGCAATCCAGCCGTGACCATACGGGTCAACGAATTTGAGCGTACAGTCGGAATCGCATCCGCTCATTTCGGCGTACTCGTTCAGCATCTCCTGTCCGGGGTCAACCTCGCCGGTCGCTTCAATAACCTTCTTGTCGCCTTCCAAGTCGCAGGAGCTGGAACGCTTGGTGATGTACGGCTCTGCCCAGATATCGGTGTCCGCGCTGCCGTCCTCGGTTTCACCCTCGATGGTGCGCGTCAGGCTGGTCAGGCCATAAATCCGCACGAACTGCTGCGTGGCAACGTCGAGAATCGACACCACCCAGTTGCGGATATTGACAGGGCAACCGTTTTTTCTGCCCTTCTTGCCCATATGCTTCCCTCCAATCAAAAATCACAGTAATAAATCAGATAGTTGCTGGAATACAGCTCGCGTCCCCTTGTGTCCGTACCGAGCCCCTGCGCAGAATTGACGGTTTCCACCCGAACGCTTACGCCGTCTCCGGCCATGAATCCGATAAAGCCCTCCAGCTCTTCGGTAATCCTGCATGCCGTTTCATACGGCCATTGGGCATCGCCGACACCGCCGCGCGTATAGATTTGAATCCTCGCGCCGTCTTTTCTCCCCGAAAACCCCGTATCCGTGGAAAAAATGCAGATTGCGCAATCCGGGCTGTCCGGCAAATGCCCCCAGAAGATATTCCCGTCCTGTTCTTCCGTGGCACATAAGCCAAGCCCCAAAAATTCAAGATGGTTGGCCATCTGTTCGATCAGATTCACGCGCTTCATCCTCCAAGGTCTTCACCCATTGCGTCCGCCAGCACGGCCAGCGCTTCCCGCTGAACGCCCTTATCATTGATGGGGTCTTCCAGATACTTGGCCTTTCGGCCTCGCTGGTGACGAAAATACCGATTCTCATGCTGAACAACCGCATACGGCGTATCGTATGAAATCGTGCCGGATAAGCCATCCTCTGCCACATCCACAACGCAGGAGTTTTTCAACGGCCCCATGTCCAACGGCACCTGCTCTTTAGAAACAGATGCGATATGGTCAAGCATGGCAAACGTTCCCCTTTTGCCGCCGGACTGCACCTGCCGCTGAATCAGCGTTTTGTCGATTTTGACGCGCACCTTTCCGTGTCTGCTCATTCGAGCTGCACTTCCAGATGCGAATACGCCCCAAATCCGTGCATTTGGCTACACTGAATCACGCGCATTTTCGCCCCTTCACACTCGACGATGCTGTTTACGGGAATCGGCGGCATTGGACAGAACATCAGCGCAGAGGCCACGGTCTCGGTAATAGAGCCGTCAGGATTTTTATAGACGACTTTCGTCTTTTTCCCGAACTCCATCCTGCATTTTCGTACTTCTTCGAGGCCGTACAGCGCCTTTCCGCCCGCATAACGCTCAAAAGGCTTAATGCGCGCCTCCTGCGTCATCAGCATATCAATCAGGGACATGCGCTGCCATCCTCCCTTCAAGCCCACGATAAAGCAGCCCAGCCAGCAACAGCTCGCTGTATGCCGCATCACAAATCGTCTTGCGGGTCAGTTTGCCAGTGAACACCGAATCATCAAACGATGCCGAAAAGTGGCCGATTGCGACCGACGTTACCCCTTCGGGTAAGCTCATGCCCACAGCCGCGCGCCGCTGACGCTCGTGTTCAATCTGGTAGTTGACAGCCCGCTCAAATGCAGCCCGCTCAAAATCGCTGATTGGTACATTCGGAAAGATGAATCCGCTCATCTTCGCCCGCATGTTAATCATGTCGTTTTCCTCAATGGGCATTAGCTTATCTTCATCTCCTCAAATGAAACTTCGAGCGGACAACCCACGCCCGCCCGATACCTTCCGGCTTACGCGCCGGTCGCGGTATACTTGGCCGTAATCGTCACGGTGTTGCCGTTCACACGCTCCACAGTGACCTTGGCCTCGGAGGTCTTGGGCAGGCCGCTGATATTAGCCGCGCCAAACGTCGCCGGGAACATATACCCATCCTCAGCGGTCAGTGTCACTTTGGCCGTATAGACGGTAGACGCCGCAAAGCTGTCCGCAGCCGGCAGCCATTCAATGCCCGCCGTATAGCCGTCACCGCCATCGTGCGCGGCCTGCGGAGCTGCCGCCTTGACGGGCTTCGTTACCTTGAACGTCGCCGCATCAATGGTGTGAACGGTCGTCGGCAGAAGCACGGCAAACGGGTAATAGTTCGTGCCGGAAACCATGTTCATCGGCTTCGGCAGTGCCCAGCCAAGGCGCATGACAGCTCGAATTGCGCAGCAATCCTGCTGGGCAAGGTTGAGCAGCACCTTGCCGGAATCGTCAGTGAGAGACGCTTCCGTCAGAATCTTGTAGGTGATATCCTGCCGAATCGCATAGCGCATGAGGTTCCAGTTGCCAGCCAGCAGAAGTGCCTGCTTGCCATCGAAAGAACCATTCATCGGGAAATCAATCTCGCTGCCGTTCAGTTCATACAGCGCTTTACCCGCCGTGCCGTTGCTGTACGCCAGTCGGAAAATCGGCTGTCGGTTCGCATCCACCGCGCCGCGCAGCTTCGCACGGAGCTGAAGCGCACCGATAAAGGCATCAACAGGCAGACCCTTTTCCTCAACGAGCGCAATCACGCCGTCCTCGCCGTTGATGTCCTGATACAGGTCGCCAGTCATCGGGCGCACCTTGCCCGCCTTAATCGCGCCGCTGACCAGACCTTCCGGCCACGTGTCCGGCTTGTTCGTGCCGTGGAATACGGCCATGTCGATGACCTTGGCGAATGCCTCCTCGATGCGCGGCTGCACCTCGCCCCAGATGTCGTAATCCGCATCATCCAGCACCGCGTCAGGAATCGGCACGATGACGGCGACCTCCTCCGCCACGATGTTGACCTTTTCCCACGTCAAACCGCTGGTCGGCTTGAGGCCAACGTCGCCATTGACGAAGCCAGCAGCCACAGAACCCGTCAGCACAGGAATCTTCTGCTGCTTCGCCGTCATGTTCGGCATACGGTAGCCGCGACGCAGCGCCACAGAACGCGTTGCAACGTTCTGAATAATCGTCTTGGATACCTGCTCGGGAATAAGCGCTTCCGCGCTGTTGCGGTTAATCATGTTCATGTTGTTCTCCTGTCTGTCCTTTCGGACGGTCGATTATCGGCCTGCCGCACGGCGAATCTCATCATTCACCTGCTGGTTAGTCGTTTCTGCACCTGCGCCGCCGCTGTGCGTATCCAAACCGCCGCGGCCGCCAGGCAGATTGCCGAAAAGATACGGCTGTGCAGTTTTCATCGGGTTAAGCTGATCATCCAGCCCTTCAAGCTTCCCGTCCTTCTGCGTCACCTTGTCCATGTCAATCAGGCGCACCAGCAGTTCGGGGTCTCGCGCGCCAGCATTTCGCAGCTCCGCGAGAATCAGCCCCTTCTTCGCGCTGTCGGCGATGGTCTTATCCCGCGCAGCCAAGTCAGCAGTCAACTGCGCGACCTGCTGATTAAGCGCGGCCGCGTTCGCTCCGGCTGCCTGCGCCTGTTGAAGCTGGGTGTTCAGTTGGGTAATCTGCGAGCTAAGCTGTCGCTTGTCCGCGTCATACTTGGCCTTGGGGATATATGCTCCATCTCCCACATTGGCGAGTTGGATGCCCTGTGCAGCGGCCATCTTCTCGGCAAACTGGCCGAAAAGCTCCTCACCGAGAACGGGCTTGAGGTAATCATAGTTCGGGGTATCAGACATTTGCTTTTCCTCCTTTTTCTGGTCATCCGCTTTGACTTTTGGACGGGCTGTCTCCCGCTCGGCGGAGCGCGCGAAACCCGCGCGCCGGGCAAAACAAAAGAGCGCTCTCCAAAAAGAATCGCTCTGATGGTCATGGATTATTTGACGCTCGGCAGTCCGGCATCCTCCAGCATTTGCACCGTATCGGAGACGAACTGGCTCACAGCCTCCTGCACATCCTGCCTATGCGCCATGCAGTAGTCCTTGTCGATCTGCTCAATTTGGAGGATGATTTCGCCGGAATCATAGGACAGCCGTAAAGCAAGCACCTGCCTCTTTTCTTCGTCCCGAAGCGTTCTGCTAAAGCTCCTTCTCTCCTCGTTGCCAATCAGCATAGATTATTTCCCCTTCTTTTCTGCCTGTTCGGTGGAACTGTTAATCATGGCTTTCAGTCTGTCAAATGCGTCTACAACGTTGGCCGCCTTATACGTGCTGCAAACATGACGGCGAAAAAGCTCACTCTGACAGGTATGGTAATGCAAATCTGCCAACGCACAGGCGTTGAACAACTCATAGATCTGCTTCGCATCTTCCATCGTCAGACAAACCGTATTTTTCTGCACCTGTTATGCCTCCTACTTTTTCATTTTTCGCGCTGCATCGCTGAGCTTCACCCTGCCGCCCTCGCGGTCATAATGCCGAAGAAGCGTCGTCGGCGCGCTCTGAATGTGCTGGCGTGTAATCCGCTGCCACTTGCGCACCATGTTGAACGCTTCCCGTTCTTCCTCCGGCGTTGCCGCTGCTGCCTGCCGCCGTTTATACCTCCGAATCTGCCGTTCACAGTACCGTTGGCGGCTGCGGGCTGTATATCCTTCGGACGGCTGCTGTACAGCCTGCGGTCGACTGCGCGGTGTTCCATGCGTGATGCCCTCGTGATAAATGGAAATATGATGCAGACACCGCGGATGGAACACTCCTGCGGCGTAAGCGTCATCCAAGCTCGGATAACGATGATTCGTTCCAGAAACGGAAACCACAACGCCCTGCCACGCTTCACAAAGCGGGCAAGCATCCATGTGCGATGAAATCATCGCCAAATCATAACCGTAGCTCTGCATGGTGTCAGTATATCCGCTGACAGTCGCCTGCGTGATTGCAGTCAGCACCGCCATTTCTGCGTATGTACCCATCTGCCATGTCCGCCCGGAACGGTCAACAAAGGACGATATGCCCTTATCGGCAAAGTCCCGAAGGGCGCGTCCAACCGCTTCCCGATAGGTGATGCTGCCCGTTGCCACGAGCGCGGACGCATCGGCTATCACATCCGCATACGCATCATCGCATTGGCGGAGAATCCTTCGGTCTGCCGCATCCAGTCGCCTGTTGAGATCGGACAAGATATCGGCTACCTTTGCGCTGTTCGGCGCAATATGCAAAATGCCGATGGATTGCGCATATGCTTTCGCATCCGCAAAGCACCATTTCTGTGCGTCTGCATAGGCCGTTTCCAGCGTGTCCGATGTAATCTTCCCTCTGTTCTTTGCCAAAGCGGCAAGCAGCTCGGAAAGTTGGCGGTGTACCTGCGCTGTTTCGGACAGCTTTCTTTCGGCCCATCCAGGCGCGTTCACACCCTTCAGCAGCCTGCGTGCAACGCGGCGAATCATGGTCAGCTCCGCTTCGTTGTAAACCTCAAGCACCTGCTGCGCAAGGCTCTCGTATTCGCCTACGGGGATTGCCATGCTTATTCATCCCCCTATTCCTCCTGCTCATCTTCCAGCGGCGCATGCTGCTTATTCGGCAGCGGTGCATAATCACCCAGCCGCGCATCCGGCTCATCCATGCCGATTCCGTTTTCCTCATAAATCAGCTTGACTTCGGCAGCAACCTGCGTCTCGTCCCAATCAGGATGCAGCATGCGCACCTTTGTCTGTACGCTGGCCGACTGCGCGCGGTTAATCATCTCAATCGTGGAGGATGTGGTCGCCATATCGCTGGCAAAGATGCCCGGAAAGCGCACATGCACATGGATTTCCTGCGAGCTGCCCTTCTTCGGGTACAGCCGCGCGTCAAGATGGAGCATGGCTGTCAGCAATCCTTCCAGCGTATCCTGCCAATACGTCTGCTTTTTGGCACACGTTGAATAGGATTTCTTCTCACGAATTCGAAGTGCCGTACCCGATTGCGCCATTCCCTCAATGTCGATGCCGAAAGTCTGCGGCGAATATCCTGCGCCTGTGACAATTTCCCTGACAAGCGCAACACATGTTTTCTGATGTTCATCCGCTCTGATGGAAAATTGAGAAGGCGTAATCTTATTGGATTCACCATCGCCACCTAAAGAACCGCTTTGGGTGTCCAGTGCGACCAGCGTCTCGACATCTTCATCAAACTCAAACGTCGGTGGGCGATTCATGCTGTCGCCAAACATTTCTTCCGGCTTGCGTCGAAGAAACTGTGCGGGAACAATCAGCCGTGCTTTGGCCAATCTGATATCCCGCATCCAGCTCGAATAGGATTCATCAAGCGCATCCATCAGATCACGAAGATTGTCATAATCGCTGCGCCCCATGTACGAGCCTCGGAACATCCGATTGGGTTTGATATTCGGCACATGAACGGCCAGAATCTCATCCGTTCCCGTGCTCACTTCCGGCTCAATGCCCAGCTTTTGCACCTCGTCATCGCTCATCTGTGCACCGAGGCTGTCCAAAGTGCCGCGATAAAGTCTGGTGGAAATCCGCTTCGGTTCATACAGCTCATACGCACGGATGACGCTCTGAACATTGCCGGACGCGCTGCGTTCTTCCTCAATGATTGTGAAGAAGTGAATCGCCCGAAGCGTTCCAAGCCTGTATTCCGGCCACGCATCATCCCCCTGCACAACGCGAATCATCGGACAGGACAAGCGCAGCACATCCCATGCAATTTTGAGATACACGTCGCCGAGCGCCGCCGCGCTTTCCGCCGCCTCGTTGAGCAGCGCCGACATGGCGTTGATTCTCAGAATCTCCTCCAGCCTTTTCTGACCTTCTCCGTTCGGCTGTTCCTTCATATCATCCACACAGATGATTTTGGGATGTTCACCAAAAAGCAGGTCGCTGCCCGTCGTGGCAATGTCAGCCGCAATCGGCACATGGATTTTCTGCTTACTCGCCCGCCGCCAGAAGGATTTCGGCTTGGCCGTCTTTCTCAACGCCTTTTCTGCGCCGCAATAAACAGCGGAATATGGCGCATAATACGCGCTTCGATGCGCCATCAGCGCCGCCCACGCCTGTTCCGGCGCAAGCACAGTCGTCTGCTCGTCCATGATTCAATCCTCCCTGTTTATCCAACCGTCGCCAGATATCCGGCATATGGATAGATGCTGTATTCGGAGCTATCCAGCGCATCGACGGGGTACGAACCATTATCCAGCCGCATCCATTCGCCTTTTTCATAGGCTGCCTCATCCCACGTTGCCATCTGCAACGCCTCGTGCCACGGCGCAAGATGTTCGGCCACATGATACCGCCCCTGCATCAGCAGCATGCAGACCAGCTCAATTCGTGCTCTGATGCCGTCCGACTTATCCGTTCCGATGACCGCAATTCTCCCCATGCCCTGCTTACTTAGTTCTTCCCGCAGAGCAGCACGAAAAAGTTTTGCCGCACTATCCACATAAACGTTGGCAATTTGTGGATAAATCCGCGTCCACGGTTTCAGCCATTCAGCAATGGCCCGCGCATACCTCGCCTCGGTCATCTTCTCGCTGATTCCCTGTTTATGGTAAAGGCCGTCGATATGCACCACATCCCGCCACCCCGACGTGATACCAGTAAGGGTTGCGCAAGTCGCATCTGTGCCGCCCACGTCCACGCCAACGGCCATCTCGATAAATCGCTTTCCTGCAATCCATTCGCGCCCTACGGCCACCTGATCTCGCACATAGCTGTCATAAATTCGGCCTCGCGCCGATGTGCGCAAGCCCTGAATGTCCGACTGAAACCAGATGGAACTTTGGTCGTATTTGGCAAGTTCTGTCCGAAGCTGCTCATTGCTGAGCGATAAGTTGTCCAGAATTGTAAAATGCTCGTAGTTGTAGCCGGGGTTCTCTCCCCGCTTTTTCAATTTGTCCTGATAATCCAGAAATTCATGATAGAACCAATGGCTTGGCGGCTTTGGGTTCAGGTCAAAAAAGACCTGCCGCCTGTTCGACGCAAGCGTTCGGTCGATACACTCTTTCACAAAGGTTTCGTGACACTCGTTGACCTCAGTAATATATACCGTACCATAGCTGTTGCCTTTGATTCGCGCCGCATCATCCGCTTTCTTTCCTCCGGCAAAGAGCACAATCTTCTGCCCTCTCACCGATTGGATGAACAGACAATCTCGCGCCTGATACTTTCCTTCCCTGCACCGCCCATCAAAAATCGCTTTGAGACCGAAGCCGTTTGAATCCAGAATATTCATCTTCGCCGCTGATACCGATGTGCCGGCCGCAAGGTGTATTTTGTCCGGGTGCGTATCCAGCGCCGCCGCCCACGCCACTAGATTGATGATGTTCTTGCCCGCGCGTTTGCCGCCCTCAGCGACGTTGAGCCAGCAACTTTGACAGCGCCGGATATACTCGGCCTGCTTCACTGTAAACGGTGCGTACTTTATCACGGTGTTCCGTCCTCCTGCCCCGTCACATCATCCATCGTTCTATTTGGCTGCGGGTTGCGAATCAGGTCAGCCAGTGCCGTGATTTGCGCATTGGCAGAAGCAACCGCCGCATCGTTGTTCTCGATTGTCGGTTCGTCGCTCTGCCCCAGCATGTTTTTGCCGAGGAAGATTGCCATCGCAGGGGATTTCTTCGCAAGGTTGAACTGCATGCGCCTAAGAGATACCTTGCCATCCTGCGCATATATTTTATAGACCTCCGAAAAAGTCTGCTTGTAGGTGCGTTTACACCACGCATTCAGCGTATCTTCGCAAATCCCAAAAATACCGCAGATTTCCGTTTCGGTACACTGAATTTTGCAAAGCTGCTCAAATTCCAGCTTGGCAATCTCCTTCCTTGGCCGTCCCCTCTTTTTTCCCATGGTCACCCACCCTTTCGGGGCTCACAGCCTTTCGGTATTTTTCGTTCAAAATCATGGGAACACAGTTGACCCAAGAGATATTATGATGCATACGCCTGTGCGTTTCTCCCATCATGTCCACCGTAACGCAGGAGGGCATCGTCATCACGCTGTAAAACGATTTGACGTATGTTCCGACATCGAGATAGATATCCGTCAACCCGCCTGCATTGGCCTGCGTCTCTTTCTGGATAAGCGACGCGTCTGTGACAGAAAAAATCTTCTCGCCACGGCTGCCGAGTGTGACGTACATGTTCACATCCTCGTTTATCGAGCCGAAAAACGAAAACGGCCTGTCCACACGGCAGAAAAAGGCGTTCATCGCCTTTCTGCTCAGCTTCTTCGCGAAATATTTTCCGTTCAGCCCGCCGATGTAATCACCGCCCTGCGACAGTGCCACAACCAGCGAACCGGATTCATACAAAAAATTAAGCATTGCTTCGAAAAGTCGATCAAGATTTGTGCAGTGCTCCGCCGCCAGTTTCCCGCTCTTTTCAAAGCGAAAATCGAACGCTGTATAATCATCGTCCAGCTCAAGGAATGATGACAGCCCCAGCCGCTTTGCAATCTCAAAGCAGGAGTTTCGGGCATACAGCACGATATTATGCTTTTCATAATTGTCCATTGTATCGCTGTGCTTCATAGCCTCCAGCTTATCAAACACAATCACGTTTTCTTTACCATATCGGGCTATATACTCATCCTGCTGTTCATCTTCGTTATCAACGACGATATAGATCTTTCCCGTATATCCGCCCTTACGAAGCGTCGGAATTGTATATACTCTGTCCGCACGCCCGTGTGAGAGAATCAACACAGCAAAATCATTCCGCATCGCCGCTGCCCTCCCCGATCATGTCCCGAATCGTTCCGTTCAGCTTGGCATAGCCCAGCGCAATGGCGTCATCCACGTCGATGATGACCAGCGCCGAGCGTTCCATGAGCCGCTGCATTTCCGGCGTCGCCTGTGCGTAATACTCGGCAATGGCTCGATAATTGAAAACATTGTGCCGCCTCGCCGCCTGCACGAGAAAATTCTTCTCGTCCTGCGTTACGCTGGAAACCTCAATCTCTCGAATCAACTCATCCGCTCTGCCGCTGTCCAGCATGTCCGCAAAGTTGGGTATCTCGCCCCTGACCTCGTACTGCGGAATGTTGACGCTGCTGGTATATTTGCCGTCCTCCCCGTCTTCTTCGCCGGGCATTTCAAAACCGAACGGCTCCATGTCCAGCCCCTCATTCGCGATGTCGCCCAGCACATCATCCAGCAGATCGTCATCCCACGGCGTTTCCATCGTGCTCTGATTATGCTCAAGCATATAAGCATCTCGGTCGCGTTTGGAAAGATGGTCAAGCATGATGCACGGAACGCCTTCCGCCGGAATCCTGATTTTTCCGTCCTGCACAAGCTGTTTCAGCGCTTCCAGCCGTCCATGTCCCTCCACCACAACGTGGTCTTTGCCCCATACGCCGATAGGGTCAAGGAATCCAAAATGCAGAATGGAGTTTCGGATATGCTCAAGTTGCTTTTTCGTGTGCTTTTTCGGGTTCCTGGGATTCGGGCTGAAATCCTCAATCGGCAGGTGATGTGCCGATTCTGCCCACTTGATCTCTGCCATGCTCTTTTCCTCCATCGTCCTTGGGTTTTTCATCACGGTGCTTCAAACAAGCCGCAAATGGGCAGTAAGCCTTGCCGCTGGATGTGCTGAGATAAACGCAGCTCAAGCAGCGATATGGTGCCCTGACCTCGCTTTTTCTCATAAACGCCTCCATCAGCAGGGTACAAAAAGAGCCGTCCGGGTTTTCGCCCGTCGGCTCTCTGCTGTTCACTTTTGACACGATAATTATAGCACGCGTAAAATAGCCTGTCACGGTCAAAACCCAGATAAAAAACGGTCAAATTCCGGCACTTGGCGCATTTTCCTCCGATTTTTGAATCCTCCTCATGCCGAACACCGTATCTCGGAAGCTCTCTACCTGTGCAATCAGTTCATCGTGCGCCTCCGCGTTGGCCACGCAAAGCAGCCCCAACCGATTCTGTATCATATCCTGATAGTAGTCACAGATATCATTGGCCTGCTGAAGCAGATTGGTCAGGTTACCCAAATCCGCATCCGTCATGCAGTATTCATCCTGCGTTTCTTCAGGCTCAACGCAAAGTTTCGGTTTCTTCATAAATTTCTCCCGTCTCCCCGTCTGGCCGCTAGGTCAGCCTGCTTTTTGTTGGTCAGGCGGCCACTACCGCCGCATTGAGGCGCTGCCAATCGCTCCTGCTCATCCCCAACACCGTATAGCCGATGCTCTCCATCTCCGTCGAGCGGTCGTAGCTTTCTACATCCTGTGCCGCTCGCGTAATGGCATTGGATAAGCCATACAAGGACAGATCTCCGCCGCGAATCAGATGATCCAGCACTCCGCTTCCCTCCGCTTTGTTTAAGCCGTAATCTGCGGCCGCCAGCTCCACCATCTGTGGAATGTCCGTACTGGTGATTTTGGCTTCTTTCGCCTCCCGCATCATTTCAACCACCCGTTCAAAACGGGTCTGGTCTACCACCGCTCGAACGGTATCTCTTACCTTGAGCAGCAACGCGCGGTCATCGGCCGCCAGCGTTTCGCTACTGTACAGGGTGTAATCCTCCGCCGCTTCGTTTCCGCGCCCAACATGGTATTTTCGCGTTCTGGCATCGTTAACCACCATACCATTGGTGCAAACCAGCCTGTATACGAGCGGCTGAATAGACATACTGCCCATGCCGACCTCGGAATTGGTAATGAGGATGCCCGATTGCACAATATCACCGGGGACGACCTCCGCCGTCAGCCGCGGATTTACTGCCTTGAGATACATCTTGCTTTCAGTAATCTCACAGCTTTCAATCCGCACATCCGGCATTTCGGCAAGAATCGGAAGCACAGCTTCTGCAATTTCGGCATTATCGATTCGCCGATACCGTTCGGAAAGAAACGCCCTCGCGTTGCCGTCCAACGTACGCACCATTCGCTTTTGCGGGGTCATCGTGAACCAGCTGTTCACATTCTGCGCCAGCAGTTCGGGATTCTCCGCTCGCATCTTATCGTAATACTTAGCAGGAATGCCAAGCGCCGAACCGATCTGACGATGGGCAATTTCTCCAACACCCAACAGCGTACTGACGTTCTTGCTGTCATTGCGCATCATCATTTGATACGCCCCGGCTTCGACGAATCCCATCTCTAAGTTACGAGTGTCCAGCAGATAATCCCGCTTCGCGTTTCTCTGGCGCTCCAACTCCTGCGCCAGTTCCATAAGCGATCGTCCATTTTTCATTTTGCATTTCCTCCTGTTGGTCATTTCATCAGCCTTTGGGGCTTTGTAGAACGCCCAGCATCCGGGCGTTCTGAAAACCTCAACCTACTTCCTCAAACCGTCTGATGTACATGTGGGACTTGATCTCATCGGCATTGTCCTTTGTGAGCTGCCACAAGTCGGTCAGATATACGCCCGCGATAATAAAACTGCTACGATACTCGCTAAATGCGGTAAACTCGATCCACACGTCAATGTCTCTCGTCTCCTCGTCGAAAGCATCCCAAACGCGCTGATTCTTTGCGATCCTCGCCGTTGCTTCAATTACCTTGGCCCCGTTATCGTCAAAAACTAACCGAGCGGCCATCTTCGCCCATTCCTGCACTGTCCATTCATCGTTTTCCTTCTCGTACTGCATGACCTTCTTCACGGCGGGCATTTCCGCAACGGTGATAAACTTCTTCATTTCTGCTGTAAGGTTGACTTTCATCTTCTTGTACCTCTCTTTTCCTGTTTGTTCGCTTACTTCGTATACACCCGACTGCGGCGGCGGTCAGGGAGAAACGCATCGACATAAATGTCGATTTCACGCATCTTGCCGCCATCGGAAAGAACTTCGCATTGGAAGGTCTGGAAATCTCCGTTTGCCCCTTCCGTGTAATAGCCGGTCACGCGGCAGTCCTGCTTACCCGTCAACTTGCAAGCAAGCCTCTCTGCCTTTCTGATTTCTCCGCGCTTCGGTTCATTCATCGTTTTTTTCCTCACTTTCTCAATGCTCGTTCTTGATGCACCACTCGATTGCGTGCCCTGCATCCACAAAAGTTTGCTTGGCAACATTCAAAAGTTCCAGTCGGCACTCCTCTGCCGAGAAGTCCTCCTCCGGGGCATCCACGAAGCCATAAACAGCGGCCTCCGTTTCTCCTTGCCAGTTCATTTGCGCAATCAGAACTCGGTCACCGAACCGCATCATGCAGTCATAGCAAGGTCTGAGGCGTGTGCTGAAGCTCTCCATGCAGATGCTCTTCGGGAAATCAATCCACTGCTTTTTCATATCGCGTTTATCTCCTTGTTCTTTATGTTTAACTTGTTGCATATATAATACACCATGTTAAATCGCATGTCAATATGTTTTCTAAACTTTTTATTTATCTTTTTGGATTTTTTCTCTTTACACATGAATCCTACATGCGATATAATGGGTGCTGGAAGGTGATATAATGTTTTCTTTTAACAAACTCTGGAAACTTCTGATTGATTTGGGCATGTCAAAGACTGAATTTCGGCAAAAAGTCGGACTTTCTTCTACGACAGTTGCCGCAATGGGTAAAGGTACGGGTTTAACACCTAAAGTTCTTGCCCGCATCTGTGAAACGCTGCATTGCCAACCGGGCGACATCATGGAGTACATTCCCGGTTCTTCGACTTCCGAATTTCCCCATGAAACAAAATAAAGGCGTCGAAATCGACGCCTTTTCTTTATGCCTCATTCATCTGTTGCGACACCTCGACCATGCGCTCCAATCCTTGGCGCATCACATACTTGAGTGCTCCCTCGGTCATCCAGTCCCCGTATTCATCCGAGTATCGTTTCACCGTTTCCCGCCAGCGCAACCCGCTGACCAGATGCGCCATAATAACAAACCGCTCACGTTCCAGCAGCGCGGAGAGGAGGATATCAAGCATGTTTTTTCTGGCTTTGAGGCTTTCCAATTCCTGTGTATCCGCTCGGAGACTATCTATGTCGGCCATCGGCAAATCATTCATCAGCACCATAGCCGTCCGCTCCGTCGGGCTGATCGGTGATCCGTGCGCCACGGGCATATCTGTAATTTGAGGAGAACCAAGCTGCGTCCCTGCAATAAAACCTGACCCTCTGTCCAGACTGGCTTCTGCTCGGCGAATGCGATACGTAAGCACATCCATCCGCGTACACATTTTACGGTAGTCATACAGGTACGTCATCAGTTTTGTCTTCGTCATACGCGCTCCGCTCCTCCTCCGTCATTATTCCCAGCAGTAATGCACGGTCAAGAACCAGCTTTCTAAGCTGCATCGCCTTACTTATCGCCCGGTTTGCCGTTTCTGCCAATTCGATGGCAGCTTTCGCCTTTTTGTCTGCCGCCTGCCAGACTGCTTGCCACATTGCCGCCGCTCCGAGTGCAAAAGCCACGCTCGCCAGCACCATCAGTTTCACGATCTCCAGCATGCTTTCCTCCGTTCCCCCACGCTATCGCTTAAAACGGCAGTTGGTCGTCGTCCACCTCGGTGAATCCTCCGTAGTCGTCATGATGCTGCGGGGTATTATCCGTCCTGCCGCCCTTGCTGGCCGCCTCGATGTAGCCGTCCTGTGGAGCGCTCGGCGGCGCACCGAAACTGTCGCTGCCATTCTGCGCCTGTGGTGTCAGAAATTCAACTTCTTCCGCGACGATATCCCACGCTGTCCGCTTCGTGCCGTCTTTGGCCTCATAAGTACGCGTTTGAATCGAACCCGTCACTGCAACTTTTCTTCCCTTGGACAGATAGCGGCTGCAAAGCTCGGCAAGCTGCCGCCATGCGACGACGTTCAAAAAATCCGTCTCCTGCTGCCCGGTTTGAGAATTACGAAACCGTCGATTCACCGCGACGGTAAAGTTGCAAACGGGCGTACCTGCGCTCGTACTTTTCAGCTCCGGGTCTCTCGTCAGGTTTCCTATCAGAAATACTTTGTTCATTCCCCTTTTTCCCCCGTTTCTTTTCGTCCGTATGGCATATCTGGTCTATTTCTTCATCACGCCGACGCTTTTCTTCGTCAAGTGCCCTCTGCGTGACTCTCATACAGGAATACGAACAGAAATACACATATCCGTCAGCTTTCCCTTTGGCTTTCATGGACTGTTTATAAGCATGCTGCGGTGTTTTATAGAACGGTTTCCCGCACTGCCAGCACTTACAACGCGTCCGACTTACCATTCCGCCATCCAGCGATGCCGTTCCATGAATGAACTCGTGAATTTTAGAATCACTCATCCGGCACAGCCCCCTTCTCCTGCTGCGGCTCATCTCTGGGGTGATCTTCTGGGATGCCGCACATATTATGCCAGCGCGTGTGCATATCATAGGCGTGCATCCATGTCATATCGCTCTTCTTCCATTCCCGTAACCCGTCCCGAATACCGTAAAGCATCTGGTACAGTGCCGAATCAACCGTCATTCCGCCTGCCCCAGTTCCCATCAGCGGCATAAACACTGCCGCGTCGGCTGTCATGCTCAGCTCGTTTTTCACCGTCAAGACGGCCGCGCGCGCCGCCTGATAGACGTAATCTGTGCCGACAATCTCCATCGGAATCTGCATGGTCGGCACGTAGATGACATTGGGGGAATTTGCAACTTTCGCCCGAAGTGCCGTCCCGATGGGCATTTCTGGCCCATACAGCTGGGCAATCCTCGTCTGGATGCGTCCTTCGATGCCCGGCCACGTCTGCGCAACAGCCAAATCAACGCCGCCGTCCATCAGCCCAAAGCTGTTGCCCGAAGTCACGACAACATCCCTGCCCGTGACTTTCCCCTGCTGTGCCAGATCTTCCAGCTTGCCGCATGCGGCCTGCATAGTCTTTTCCCGCTTCACGGCATTAGAAATGAACTCGCACACATCCTGATTGGGATGAAAAAAGATGATTCTCATGCGTCCTTTTCCTTTCTCTCGCTTTGCTTTCGTCAATTTTGATGACATATATGACCAAAAGCACTGCAAACAACATACTGCAATAATCCAATGGGCTTCCGGACCATCAGCGCGCTTTCTTTCTTTTCTTCGTCGGTTTATTGCTCATCGTCAGGTACCCCGTTTTCTTTTTACGAAACAGCCTGCCCAAAATCTTCATTTTCGTTCGCTCCCTTCATCGCGCAAAAAACTCGCCAATGCGGCTTCTTGCATATTCTTCTTCCGTTGCGCTGAACCAGTATTGAACGATTTCACCGTTCTTTTCCCCCTCAATGCAGATTCGGTACTGTGGCCCATGGCTGGTGCTGCTCGACCTGCCCGTATCCGCATCATAGCGATATGATGAATAGGCTGCTGTATAGCCCTTATCCACCACAATTCCGCACTGAATCGAATTGCGTTCATTTTCAACAAAACCGACAATGCCAAGGGCAATCAGGCACATGAGCACCGCAAAAAAGACCATTACGCCGATGAATCCCCAGTCAATCCGCCTCACCTTGCACCTCCATTTTCTCTGCCGCTTTAATCCATTCTCTCGGAATCCGTCCATTGAAAGCCCTCCACTGCTCTGAATATGGATATCCATCAAAAACAATTTCCGCGCCGGGAACGGCTTCGGAAAGCTGCTGCCTATCAAAAATATTCTTCAGCCACAAATCGGGAATTTCAATCGTCAACCGCCATGCCGTCCGACTATACTGAACAAAGTTCTGCGTTGCCCAGCTTTGATGCGTCGGATCGGGGTCACAGGTCAGCCACACCCAGCCCGTATACATGACAAAGCCTTTCTTCTCTGGAACAACGACTCCGCCCATCGTCAGGCCATCCTTCAAAATACGCCAGAGCAGTTTGTCGGCGCAGAAATGATAGATTTTCACGGCTTTATCCTCCTCTGCTTTTCGGCTCTGATATCGTTCAGGAAATACAGCCACCTCGGCTGGTCGATCTGCTCATCTCCGAGACTGTCCGCCTCGATGATGTCCCTTTCCATAACCGTCAGCGTCTTGCTGTCCAGTTTCGACAGCAACGGTCTGATGAAATCTATCACCAGACCTGGCATATAGGTCTGCCGACCGATGCAGTACCTCACGGCGCAAATCAGTACCGCACCGAAATCATTGTTCTGGTCAGATATCTTAATCATTCGTCGTCGCTCCCCCCCAAGGAGTTTCTTCCATCTCTTTCTGCGTCGGTTTTCTCAACCAGCAGCGCCAGTATTTGCCATACATATCGATTTCGTGACCTTTCGAAATCGGTCTTCTACTTATCCCACGGGAATTGCTGAATAAAATCGTCACCCATAATTTCTCGCAGGCTCGATTTCATAAAAATCGGAGTCTTTTGCTGCGCGGAACAGTATGCCAGCTCATCAATCCAGCTCTTTTCTGGAATAACCTTGCCTTTCCGATTGCCCGTTTCCGCGCCGACAATAATCCAATCTACCCGCTGTTCCGGCGGCGTGTCGAAGTAATTCAGCCCGGTAAACGGTGCAAAAATCGGTTCGATAGAAACAAACGTTTTTGCCTTTCCACAGAAGAAATATTCCTGCATCGGATTTTCGCAAGTCGTCCCGTACCAGAATCGGTCATTGTTCAGCGGCAATATGCCCGCTTGAATCAGCTTAATATATCGTTTTGGATTCTTGGTCAGGAACAGGTAGCGATGCTGCGGCGCAGCTTTGCAAGCCTCAATTACCGCACTGATCCACTCCGTCGGCACCCACTCGCCAAACAGATCTGCCATGCTGCACACGAAGATATCGCGCGGTTTCGTCCAGCGCATCGGCTGATTCAGCCTGTACCTATGAAATGTCGGTTTGAACCCAAAGGGATACGGAGCATTTGTCGTCTTTCCGTCCAACCGCGTCACTTTCAAAGGCTCGTTCAATTCAATGCAGGGCAAAGAACTACGGCACATCGCTGAATCATCGCTCTGGTCATGCCCTTCATAGCGTTTTGCCATACCTCTGGCATAGCAATATAAACAACTGTGCAAACAGCCCGTAACAGGGTTCCATGTTGCATCCGCCCAGTCGATTTTCGTTTTATCCATTTTCCAACCTCATACTTTTTTGTCGAATATGTCACTCATCATCGGATTCCACTGTCTTTTCATATCTGTCTGGCTCATGGGCATAGCATCGGATGCAGAACATGCACGCCGTCGGTTGTGGATCATTCTCATGGCTGCATCTGCCGCATGCGTCCCTGTACGCCAATACGCAAATCTCCTGATGCTCGGCGATGGGACACGATTCTCCAATATACGGGCTTTCAAACCGTGTGCACCGCCCGTCCTCAAACGCTCTACACTCCATTTGTTTACACCGCATTTTTCTCATCGAGCAGGTCAAATAAGGTCGGCGCGGCAACCTGTGCTTCGGCCGCACGCATGTAGCCCACGCCGTCGCGGAAGTAGTCAAGGTTGAGCTCCACGCCGACACCGCGCCGTCCCATGTCCACCGCCAGCTTCGGCACGGTGAATAACCCTGCAAACGGGTCAAATACTGTATCGCCCGGATTGCTGTATCGGTTGATGAGCCTTTCTACAATGTCCAGCTGAAGCGGGCAGACGTGCATCTGCGCCCGCCGTTGGCTCTGTGTCGTATTCAGCGTCCGCATGCGATTGATGTCATCCCATACTTCGTCTGACCAGCTTCCCGGCGCAACCACCATGAACGTAGCAGGGAGTTTGCCTTCCGCATCGAGCTTCTTTGCCAGTTCGACATGCTCCTCATAGCTATATACGTTCTCTCTGCTGAACTGACGGTACAGCTTTTGCAGTTTGTCCGTCGGTGCAGTTGCCAGCTCGGCCTTTCCAACCAGACGGTCGCCGCTGGAACGCCAATAGCCGTGCGCATCAATTTGCCATTGTGCGCGGGTGTAGTCCTCCTTGCTCTTGGCCACAGGCTCATCCGCATAAGCGCGGCTCGTGTCCGTGGGCAGCTTGCGAAACAACAGAATGTATTCCGGGCATCCAACGCCCATCTTCGTTCCGTCCTTGCATTGCTCCGTCCAGCCGAGGCGGTAGGTCTGGTTGTTTTCCCTCACCACGTCGGTGACAACGGTGATCATCCCGAAATACTGGAATCCCGCTTTCATGTAATACTCAATGCACAGTGCGTGAAATGGTTCCATTGTCGGCATGCCCGTCCCCGTTGCATTTCCGAAAAGTACCCTATCCTTGACGTGGCAGGCGAATACGCGCCCTGGTTTCAAGATGCGAAGCAGATTCGGCGACAGGAAATCCATTTGCTCGAAAAAACGCTCCGTATCCTCGTTGTGGCCGAAATCGTTATAACTTGGCGTGTATTCATAGTGATTGGAAAACGGGATGCTGGTAACAATCAAGTCAACGCTGTTATCTTCCATTCTCGCCGTTTCCTCTACACAATCAGCACGCACCGCTTTATACCGTTCTCCGCAAATTTCAAGCCGTTCTACGCCCATGCTTCTGCACATCCTCTCCATAATCAGACCGTCATGCAACCCGTATTTCTTGACGATGGCAACCATCTGACGTTGAAGCTCCTCATGCTGCCTCCATTTTTTGAGCAACGCTTCCTTGACCTGTGCTTCACTCTCGACATAAATAATGTCGATTACAACTTCTTCTGTTTGCAGGAAACGGTATATGCGATGAACAGCCTGTATAAAGTCGTTGAACTTATAATCAATTCCCAAAAAGATTGCTCTGTGGCAATACCGTTGGAAGTTGCAGCCCTGACCGCTGATTTCTTTCTTCGTTGCCAGCAGCCGTGTTCTTCCCTCCGAGAAATCCACCACACGCCGTTCCCGTTCGTCTAGATCCTGTGTGCCGTAAACCTCTACGGCCTCCGGCAATGCGTCCTTTATCGCATGGCGTTCGCTCTCAAGGTCGTGCCAGAGAATAAAATGATCTTCGGGCGCGCTGTTTACAATCTCGGCCATTTTGGCGACGCGCACGTTCAAACTCTCCCGTTTCTCTCGTGCTTCATCCTGAATGGATACCGATGCGTCACGGATGAGCTTGACTTGCCCGAATTTATCCGTTCCCGCGCTCGAATGGTCAACAGACAGTTCATGCCAATTCACCGTCAGTTTCGGCAAATCATAGCCTTCGTCTCTATATCCCAAATCGCTCGGCTTTGAAATCAGCAGTGCCCAACTCGCCACCCACAACCAGAACTCCTGCTCCTTGTGTGGATATAGCGTCAGATGATTTGCCTTCGTGCTGTCCCTCTGGAAAAAGCGCGTGAGCGCCTGGCCGGAATCCATCACTTCAAGAAATGCTGCATAATGAATCAATTCCTTATAACGGTTCGGCGACGGTGTAGCCGTACAGACCAGCTTATACTTTACGCCCCGGAATTTCTGTAAAAACGTTTGATAGGTCTTGCTTCCAAAGCTCCGCAGCACACTCGCTTCATCCAGCGCCACCGCACAGAATTTCTTCGGGTCAATGTCTCCGTCGCGCACTCGTTCGTAGTTCGTCATCACAATCTCGCCGTCGTATGCATCCGCTTCAGCCTGCGTCCTGATGTATGGCGGCGCTTCGTAGTGCAAAAGCGCAACCGCATCGCGGCTAAACTCCTGCTTCACGCCCAGCGGCAGCACGATCAACGCCTTCGCGTTCGGGTTATCATTTACCCGTTCGTGCATAACAACCTGATGGCAAAATTCAATTTCCTGCGCCGTTTTGCCCAATCCAAAGCTCTCGAACAGTGCCCGCCGCCCTCCGGCAATCGCCCATTGCACCGCATCTTTTTGATGGCCTTTCAGCTCCGGATTAAGCTGGCCTCTGTCGATTGCAAATCCGCTTTTCGGCGCAACAACAACCTTGCTTTTCAAAAAATCGGTGTAGTTCATTGCGCTGCCTCCGTTTTTTCATCACCGCAAAGTTCCGGCAGATTCGCTCTGACCAACGCTGCCGGAATCGGCGGACAAACAGCGTTGCCGCATCTGGCAACCTGCTCCGCCTTCGGATAAGCCTTTCCGTCTACATCCACATCAATGATGTAGTTTTCAGGGAATCCCTGCGCATCAAAAAGCTCGCGCGGTGTCAACATCCGCAGCCCGATGTCCACAATCTGATATTTTTCTCCGCGCACCGTAACCAGTCCAAGCCTGTCTTTGGATGTAATCGTCGGTGCGGGCTTCTCACAGGATGCCGAATTATCTCCATGTCCGTAATACTTGACCAGGAACGCTCGAACATCTCCAAAATGGCCAGCTCTGGCCGTAATGGTGTTGAGCGGTTCATCTGCGCATTGCCCATCACAATTATTGTTGAACTGCGTCACATAGGCCGCGCACAGCGCATTATGGTCGATGGCCGTTACCGTCGGCAATGGAGCATCCGCCGCGCTGGCCGGACTGCTCGTGCCATAGAACTTGCTGATAAATGCAGAAACCATTCCATATCGGTTTGAAGCGTCCACGGTCATAATCGGTTTGTCTATCGTTTGCCCGCGCACTTCGCTGCCCTGCTCATCGTGATACTGAATCATCATGGGCATGACTACGCCCGTGCCATGCTTGGCCGTGATCGTATCCAGCGGTTCTGCGATATCCTGTCCCCTGAAATTTTCACCACCATGATTGACTTGAATAATGAATGGCGACGGGTTCTTCAAAACAAATTTTTCAATGCCTCTTGCAATTCTACGCATGGTCTTTTCCGAAAGTGGGCGAACAGCATGAATCCCGTACTGCTTGAATATTTCCTCGCTCGTCGCAAAAATCGAAGGGCATGGAAGATTGAAGTCCAGCACATCAGCTACCGGCACCCACGGTTTTTTCATTCCTGCCAGTGCCTCAAAGCTATCTGGCGCTGCATGCGTCGGTTCAGGCCAGACAATCGGTTTTCCGTCACAGCGTGCAATCAGGAAGAACCGTTTTCGAATGGTCGGCGCTCCGTAATCGCATGCCCGCATCGTCCTATACTCGACCTTGTACCCTTGCCGTTCGAGCTGGCTGACGAATCGCCGGAAAGTTTCACCCTTGTACCGAGGATCTGGTCGATTATCCTTATCAAGCCGTCCCCAGTCCTGAAATTCTTCTACGTTTTCCAACATGATAATGCGCGGGTGCACTGCTTTCGCCCACTTTACCGCAACCCAGGCCAGCCCTCGAATATGCCTGCTGACAGGCTTTCCGCCTTTCGCCCTGCTGTGATGCTTACAGTCCGGCGAAAACCACGCCAGCGCCACAGGCCGCCCCGCGCAAGCCTTGACAGGATTGACCTTCCAAACATCCTCCTGATAATGCTCGGTTGTCGGATGGTTTGCTCTGTGCATTGCAATCGCCGCCGGGTCATGGTTGATGGCAATATCCACGCTGCGGCCTATTGCCATTTCAATACCCGTTGATGCGCCGCCGCCACCTGCGAAGTTATCCACGACAATCTCGCTCATTTGACTTCACTGCTTTCTTTTGATATAATGAATACGGTTTTTTGAGGAATGCCCTGCCCGCGCCCCTAACGCAGACAGGACGTTTTTTGTTTATGCGATAATCGTAACCATGCCGCTGGTTACCAAGTTATCCAGCGCCTTATCCAGATACGCGTGAATATCCTGAATCGCCCGATGCTTCCACAGGCCGCCGTCTGCCTCGTAAAGCGCAATCTCCGGCGTGCCCTTTCCATCGCTGTTCCTGATACGCAGAATGAACGGGCTTTCCGGCTGATCAATCTCGCAGAACGTGCGGAACGGCCTCAAATACACGGGATTTTTGATGACCACATCGCTGACCCGCACAACGCCGTCACGCACCGTTACACGCTGACTGATGCCGTCGTCGCTGGTGTTTGTCCCCTTCTCTACGCTCAAATTGCCAACCACCTTGCCGACTTCCAACGAATTGTCGGTTTCAATAAATCGGCTCTGAAGCTGCACAATGAATTCCTCCTGCCCAATATACCTGCCAAATTCGAACGGCTCATTGTCGGTCACGACACGCGCCAGCTCGGCTCGAACCGCATAATCATCGCTGCACTTAATCCCATACAGCACAACCTTGCGCGGGTCGGTTACCTGCACGACCAAATTTCCAAACTTATCCAGCTGACCATCCGGGTCGTTCAGGATATAATCCACCAGACCGCTCAGCGTGAAGATGTTCACAGTCGGAAGAACCGCCGGAAACGGTTCTTTGATACGCACCAAATCATTCGTGTTGACATACATGCGGCCGTCAATCTCCTGCACCGTATAGCTACGGTTCTTGGTGCCCAACTCGTACAGGAAGCGCATCGCCTCAGCGTCAAGCTCTCCCAGCTTGAACAGTGGAACTTCCTTCATTTCGCCAACAATGCTTGCCATAATTTACAGGCTCCTTTCTTTTGCTCGGAACGACACAATCTGCGGCATCGTTCCCTGTTCATCCTGCGGTTCATCTTCCGTCGTGCCAATCGGCATGCTGACAGCTTCCGGCTGCACATTGCCGGCCATGTCGAGCTGCCCCGCCACCTGATTCAACTTCTGCGTCGCATAAATCGTTCCGTCATCCGTCTGATCAAAGAAAACGCTCTGCTTCACAGGCGTAGGCGGCGCGAAACTCTCCTTCACATCAAAAGACATCTCGCCTCCGTCCCTGCTCTCGGTCGGCTTAATAGTCAGCACCATCGTGATTTTGCGCGCCCGTCTGGGCTCCGTGTTCGGGTCAAGAATGTTGCGCGTCATTCTGCCGAGCGCATCTTCCCAGCGCTCCTGCACTGCGCCTCCCATCAGGCGGCTCAGATCTTTGAGGTTGCCAAAAGTCTGGCTCATTGTGTTTTACCCTCCTTGTGTGTCTCGCTCAAATGCGAAGAAGTTCATGTGTGGTGCATCGAAAGCAATCGGCAAAATACCCTTTCGACCGTTTCGATTCTTCGCCACGTTGATAAGCATGAATGTCCATCCGTTCACCTGACAGGATTCGGCCATCTGCTGCCACGGCTCTGGGACAGTCCGAATATCCGGCGCATGCAGAATCAAAAACTGATTCGCATCCTGCTCAATGGTGCCGCTCTCTCGGCTTTCGCTCATTTTGGGCATCCGCCCGCCTTCGCCTGTTCCCATTTCAGACTGACGATTCATCTGCGTCATGGCAATAACGGGAATTTTCAGTTCCATCGCCAGCCGTTTAAGCGCTCTGGAAATTTCGCCGACTTCTTCCGCGCGGTTGTTGGTCTTTCTGCCGCTCCTGAGCAGCTGCAAGTAATCCACGACAACCATATCGATCCCTGTTTCCTGCCGCTGTCTGAGGGCAAGGGAACGGATTTGCAAAGGGGTCTGTGCCTGCGTGCTGATGCTCAGCTGGATTTGCCCTATTTCCGCATACGCGGCAACGACGCTCTGAATCTGCTCATCGGAAAAGTTGCGCGCTTCAATGACATCCACCGGCACGCCTGAAAAACGCGCTATGATGCGGTCATACAGCTCGGCTTCGTCCATCTCAAGCGATACATACAGGACATGCTTTCCCGACCGTGCCGCGTTGGTAGCGATAAACAGCCCCAATGCCGATTTGCCAACGGATGGCCTTGCGCCGATGATGCACAGCTTGCTGCCTCGAATCCCGCCGCCCAACACACCATCCAGCCGCCCAATTCCCGTGTGCATGCTGTCATCCGTTTTCTGTTCGGCAAACAGATAGTCGTGCATATTGAGAATCATCTGCGGGATGGAAACAATCTCCTGGGTCGGCCCATTCTTCGCCAATTCATCAATCTGCCCGCGAATTTCTTCCGCCGCCTTGACAGGATCAGTCAGCTCGTTTCGGGCAAGCTCTACGGTCTGTTGAGCGATTTTGCACAGCGCCCGCCGCATGCCGGCCGCTTTGACGTTCGCCACATACTGATCACACAGCACCAGCGACGGCATGCCGCTTTGCAGCAGGTCAACCAGCAGCGTCGAATCGAAATTCGGCATCGCGTCCGAAACGGTAACGAGGTCGCATGTCTTATTTTGAGCATCCAGTTTTTGCATGACGGCAAAAACTTCGTGGCAAATCAAATCCGTGAAATCTTCAAGCGTCAGCTCAATATTTCGCGGAAGAATATCGCCTCGCAGGATAGCCCCGATAATCGCTCTCTCGCTTTCAGTCGCCTGATAGGCAGTGGTTTTCTCCTCACTCACAGGCACTCGTACCCCTCGTAGTAATCTTTGCCGTCCTTCGTTTCACAGATGGGCGGCGCAGCCTGATTGGACGGCTTTCCCCTAGCCCTGTGGTCGGCTGGTGCAATATCATCATCCGATCCACCCTGCTTGCGGTACGCTCGAAGAATCCCCAGCACATAGCGTGAGGTTTGTTTATGCGCACGACGCGCCTTTTCGATGGCTTCCAACACCCACGCCTTTGGGAACTCCAGCATGAGCATGAAATCCTCATGCTCGTCTCGGGCATCCGGCGATGCAGTGTCCCAATCCTCACGGAAAACTCCGGCCTTTCGTCCTGCTTCTTCGATTTCCCGATTGATGGCAATCTGCTCCAGCAAACCTTTTTCCGTTTCACCAGAGGTCGGGGGCAGGCTGCTCGTTTCGCCCTTGCTGCTTATATCCTCCTCTCTCTCTTTTTCTAATTCTTTATCTGATTCTATATGTGTGCATCCGCAACCGTCCGAATCCGTTTGCATGTTTAATGCTTCCATTCCTTGCGTTTGCATGCGTTCGCATCCATCTGCATACGTTTGCTTTCCAGCCGCACTTTGTGGATGCCAACGTGCATTTGCAGCATTGCGCGTGCTTTCCGTGCGTTTTTTGAGGTTCTCAAGCCCCCGATCTACGTTGCGCATCAGCGTGAATGCCATACTTGCCGCAGGGCAAAGCTCGCCCTTCTCCGGCCGCCTACCCTCTTTCGCGTATCTGGATAACGCCACAATGACTGCCATCGCGTCGGCAGGTTCGAGCTCATTGTTCAGCGCTTCCACATCGGCAAAGTCAAGGACAAACCCTCTGGCTTTTTCTGAACGCATTTACCTGTTACACCTCCTTTTTGCTTTTTCTGGTCTAAGTGCGGCAGCATGCCGCTGGTGCGGCGCGCCGGAGTTGAGCCGGCAACAGTGCCAAAGGGGAAGAACACTGTCAAAACCGTTTGCGCAGCATAGTGCCGGTCTTTCCCGGCTGCCAGTATGAATTTGCTATTTGATTTTGTGTCCGGCAGCGCACTCTGCCTCCCTTCTTCTGCCGCCTTTTCTACCGTTTCAGCTCGACTCCTTCTGCTTTGGCGGCCATCGGACTTAAACCGATATCTGCGCTCGGCGCTACTATCCACCGTGCGCTGCATTGCTTGTGCTACGCCGCCACGACGCGGGGGAATCTCCCCCGCATATTTATTACTTGGCCTGTTCGACCTGTTTGGGCTTTTGAGGCGGCATGAATGTTTGAACCATCTGCACCACTTCATCAAAGCGCGTTGCCGGAATATCGGCAACCCTGGCAATGCCCATACGCTTGAGCGCATCGCTGATTTCGCCCTGCCGCCCCGTTTCCTTCTCCATCTGCATGATCTTCTCGATCTGCTCTTTGGTAATAGTCTCGTTCTTCCCGTTTCCTCCAAGATGCGGGAATACTTCGCCCAGTGTCAGCGCGCCGTCATCAAAGCTGCATTTCAGCTCTTTGAGCTTGATCATGTGGTCGGCGTTCCAATCGTCAATCTTGGCGTTCAAGTAGTTCTCCAAATCCGTCCTTGTCACGCCCAGCTTTTCATAAATGCGCAGCATCTTCGCCACGAGGTCGGCGCGCTTTTTTTCGTCCTTCATAATCTCAACCAACCCATTGGATGATGTTTTTCGGCAGGCCGCAACCGCCGCCGAGGTTACATCGCCGGGAATAATCTGAAGGATGCAGGCGCGCAGTCTGCGGCTGCCCATGTTGGCTTCCAGTTCGTAGATATCGCGGTCATCGGTCAGCTTATAGCCGCCCGAACGTGTAGACCGCCAATGTTTCACCTCAAAATGGCGTGAAACGTAGGTGTTTGTCTGCAAATCCCATGCGAACGCGCGGATTGCACTGAATCCAACGCCATTCTTGGCTACGCCGCGTTCAAGCACTTCCATACCGAAGGTCACATTGCCCCAGTTTCGGGCAAGCACCTCTGCCAGCCGGATGGATGGTCCAGAAATCATTTCATTGCCGCGCGGGTACAGGTAGATCGCCGCATCCGCCAGCGTCGGGCGCTCGCATTCCCGCAAGATGCAATCCATACTCAAAAGCGGATCGCGCGGAAACTGGCGCGCCATCATCACCTGCGCTTTGACCTCGGATACCGCGCGAGCTTCTGCATTGGCAGCAACCGCATTGCCGGAATCATGGCGTTTTGAATCCATGCTCATACCGTTCGCCGGAGCAACCGCATACGGATTGATGACCTGCAAATTTTCGAGTTCTTCCATCTTTTTTCGTTCCTCCCTTACGCCTTTACGCTGATGGTTGTATCCTGATAGAACTCAACGCCGGGGATGCTGGCCTCGCCCTTGCTCATTCGGGCAAGTGCATCCAACGCTGTCTGATTGATTTTCCGCAGCTCCATACCATTCACATAGGCCGGCACAGCGGCTTCATCCACCACGCGTGCCTTCCAACGCTTGCTGACGGTTGTGCCGACCGCCTTCGCGGGTTCAGCAACCAGCACGGATGCTTTCATGTCCTCCACCATCTCGGCCATCGCCATCGAAATCGCCGCGCCGTGCATGTCCCCGGCCTGCTCGGCCTCCGCCGCCTCATTCATCAGACGGTCACGTTCGATCTGCTGGCGCTTGATGGCTTTCCGCTCCGCCTCGCGTCTGGCCTCCGCTTCCGCCGTCTGATACCGTGCCATACCCGCCTTGATGGTTTTCTCTGCCCGTTCCATCGGCGCAAGCATGGCCTTCTCCTGCTCGCAGATACGGGCGTGCGCAGCTTTTGCCGCATCCTTGCTGGGTTTCCAGTATTCCTTCATCTGTTTGGAGCGCTTCTTGATTTCCACGAGGAACGCCGCCGCGTCCTCATACTCGCGTGCATTTCCGATTCGCATGTTCTCGGCTCGCTCAATAATCGCCTGACCCGAAGCAGTCAACTGTTCTTCGATGCCGAGCGAACCAAGTGTCCGAATCTGCAAAACGTTGTCTGTTGCTCTTGCTTCCATGTACATCACTCCTATCTGATTTCCGCCTGCATCGCGTTGTAAATCGCCATGCAATGCAAAAAGTTTTTATATCCGTCATCGACCTGCCCGAAGTGATAACGTCCATCTCGCATAAGCTGTAAACCGTACAGCCGCCGAATCTTCATGCCGTGGCTTTGCATCGCATGGGCATACGCGCCAATCTGCGTGGCCAGCATAACGCTGTGATAAGCCGCGGTGCATTTCAGATCAACCACATCAACGCCCTGCCCATCGTCGGGTTCGATGTGCCCCAGCAAGTCCAGCGTCCCCGCATACATCATCTGTCGATGATAGGTGCGAATCTCGCTGCCCTGCCAAGTCGGCGAATAATCCTTGCAAAAACGGAGGAACGCTCGGACGTATGGCGCAGTATCTTCATCTGTTTCAAACACACCATACCTGACATAATTGCTGACCTGTTCATGCGCCCGCGTTCCTCTGTCTGCCGCCGCATCCAACGCCGCCTGCGGAACGGCTGCATAGAGCATGCTGCTCATCGGAGACATAATCTGCGTCACACTCGGCAGAACAAGCCCGCCCAGCGTGTACAAATGCTGCTGCTCATCAAATGCCAGCTCCGGCCTTGACTGTATCTCCATCACACAGCCTCGCAATAATCCAGTTCTTCAAGGCTTGCGGCTTCCGCGCGGCTCTGGTACTCGTCGCAAACAACCACAGCGCTGTCCAGCGCCGTATATAAGCAACTGACCAAATCGCCAAGCTGCACGTCCTGCAACGCTCCTTTTTCGGTGGTGCGAATCATAGTTCGCAACTCCCTGCAAACACTTTCCAGATGATCGAGGATGGCGTATTCCGCTTCACTCATTGCGTACCTCCTTGACGTTTCTGTGACGAATCTGCTATAATAACAACAGCGCCACTTCTGGTCTGAATGCGGTGCGGAGGTCAGCATCTTCTCCATGCTGATCTCTTTTTTTATTGTCTCGCCGCATTTTGTTGTTCTTCCTTCTTGAGCTTGCACGCCGCCCAAATGAAGAATGACACGCCTCCGGCAATGCCGAGCGCAAGCAGAATGCTCACGCCAGCCCAGAACAGATCAATCAGTTTTTCGAGCATTTCTTCCCGCCTCTTTTCTCGACTGTCTTTACATCATCGCGAATCATCCGTTCTGTCGCATGAGATATGAACTCACAAACCAGCGACCCAGCCTTGTCCTCATCCTCACCCGCCAAGGTTTTCACGACAACGCTGACACAGATTTCCAACGCTTCAAGGATATCCTTCGCATTTCCGGCCATCGTTGTCATGCCGTTCTCGACTTTAATCAGGCAGTTGCCGTCACTGACCTTGGATTTTTCACCGCAAACGTCTTTGACCACCAGCTCGACAAACTTCTCGACAATCTCCTTGCGCATTTCGTCTTTTCTTCCTGCGCAGGCCACTTTGAGAACATTTATGGCAATGGCGGTTGCCTGTGCAAGCAGTAAATCGGCCGTTCCAGAAAGATGCAGTTCCTTGTTGTCCTTGCAATAAATCATAATTTTCGCTCCTATCTTCTCCGGGCTATCCGCCCGTTCTCATCCAGCAGCCCGTCCATAACGAGCAGCTTTGTCGTGGCTTTCCGCCTTCTGCCAGCCTCTCGCTTTTCCGAATCAGGCTGTCGCACCGTCCTGCGGCTCTGAATCCACGCATCAAGATCAGGCTCAAGCACGGCCAGATGCGGTCTTGTGGTGCTCGTTCCGATATTGACGCACGGCATTGTCCGCATAAGGTCGCTGGCCGTCCTGCGGCTTACGCCTAAGACCTTGGCCACTTCCTCCGTGTGGAGCAGCTTCGCTTTCATGCCGCTTTCCTCCTAGATTTGTAAGAGACCCAATGCCGTTTCGATGGCTTCTCTGGCTTCCTCCAGCTCTTGTCGATAGCTGTTCCGCAGCGTCGGGTCAATCTGTCCATCGACGGCATCCCGCTCCACTCTATCTTGGAGCTTGAGCACATCGTCGATCTGATGCTTGGTATTGACGACCGCACCGAGCAACCCCAACTCTCGGCTATCGGACGCACCGAAGTATTTCACGATTTCGGGGTACTGCGCCCGTGCCCAGCGCCGGAACAAACCGACATCACGAAGCTGCTCCTCCATCATGTCCACGTCGGCCATCTCTGGAATCCAATCGCCGCGCTCCATGCGCTTGACCTGCTCAACAGACACACTGAGCAGCGCCGCAACCTGAATTTGGGTCAGCCCCGCCTCCTTTCGGGCATCCTTGAGAATCTGATGGGCTGGCTCGCTCACGTTCCCGCCTCCTTTCCGAACGAAATCTGTTCTCTCTGCCTTCAAAACAGACATTTCTTGACACTTCTTGACGTTTAATATTGATTAAAATTAACTTAATCAACATCAATAACATCACTAAGAGAACAACCAAACAACTTAGCCATTCTCTTAATTGATGCGTACTTTGGAATTCGCTTTCCCTGTTCCCACAGGCAAACCGTCGAAGCATCTACACCGATTTTTTCAGCAAGTTCAGCCATTGACAGTCCAAGCCGTTCGCGATGTTCCTTGATTCGGTTCATAATTTTCATCACACCTCCTTGTTGATTTCTGTCAACATTATATTATTAGATTTTACTTTTGTCAATATGATTTCGTGATTTTAATAAACTTTTGTCAACTTTATTGACGTTTCATTGAATTAAAGATAAAATCATATTGATTAAAGTCAATAAAAGGGCGTGAAATCATGAATCGACTAAAGGAACTCCGAAAAGCTAACCGTATCACGCAAAAGGAAATTGCTGATATGTTCGGCATTTCTCCCAGCGCAGTTTCATTCTGGGAATCTGGGAAAAATAATATCGACTGGCGCTGTGCCACAGCACTTGCTGAAAAGTTCCATGTTACCCCCGAATACTTACTCGGCGAAACCGACATCATCGACAGCGCTTCTATTCAGGCTCCTGCCGCTGTCCGAATCCCTGTCGTCGGTACAATCCGTGCCGGAATCCCGCTGGCGGCCATCGAGGATATTGAGGACTGGGAGGAAATTCCAGCGGACATGGCAAAGAAGGGCGAGTTCGTTGCTCTGCGTGTCAAGGGCGATTCAATGCTTCCCGATATCAAAGATGGAGATGTCGCAATCATTCGTCGGCAGGAAAGCATTGAAAACGGACAAATCGCCGCGGTCATCGTCAATGGGGAAGAGGCAACAATAAAAAAAGTCCGGCTTTTGCCGGATGGAATCATGCTGATCGGTCTGAATACCGAAGTATACGAGCCTCATTTCTATTCAAAGCAGGAAATTTCTGATCTTCCCGTTCGCATTTATGGGAAACTGGTCGAAGTACGAAGGAAATTCTATTGAGGAGGGTATTGTCTTTGAAAAGGATTCTTTTCGTTGCCGTTATTCTCTGCATATTTCCATTCTGTTCCATTGCCTCAACAAATGACGAACTAAATTATTTATGGGGCATTCGCATTGGTTCTCCAATTACAGAAGCCGTTTCAGATTTTGAAAAAATTACAGGTTTTGAACTTGAACCCGTTTATTCCGATGATAGAAGCTCTCTTGCATATTATCTGTCAAACAATATTATAATCCGTGGAAATATCTTTTCTGTTCTGTTCTCAAAACATACTAATGAGCTCGGACAAGACATTCTAAGCACTGTCTATGTCTCACATGATTGTCTGAATACTGGAAAAAAAGTTGACCGAATAGATGGCTATCGTATTACTGCCGAATTAGCTTCCATGCTTATAGACAGCTTTGGTTCTCCCACTTCAAATAGCTGGTCTATTCCACTTAATGGAAAAAATTATTTCTTTGACGTTCCTTTCTCGGAAGGCTCATTCGATATGGAACTCATCGACAGTCTCGGTCAAGACCATAGATTATCCTTTTGCTGGAACAATATTAAACTGCAACTTAGTTTCTATAATTACGAAAGGGACGGCGCCTCTATCCAAATTTCAGAAAGTGATAAAGCCTCCTATTCTTCGCCATCTCTCGGAGCATATTCACCAGACAAAATTGGCATCCAAGGCTTCTGACAATTATCAATAGATCAAGAAGGGATTATTCCATGAGCAACGATTTTCGTTTTCTGATGTATCAATCCGCCGAAGAAAATGTGAGCGTAAACGCCATCATCAAAGACGAAACAATTTGGCTTTCTCAAAAGGGCATGGCCGAGCTGTTTGGCGTACAGCCTCCGGCCATCAGCAAACATCTGAAAAACATCTTTGCCGAAGGTGAACTGAATGAAGAAGTGGTCCTTTCCAAAATGGAAATAACCACTCCCCACGGCGCCATTGAAGGAAAAACACAAACATCCGAAACAAATTTTTATAATCTGGATGCGATTATCTCCGTCGGCTACCGCGTCAACTCCCGCCGCGCGACACAGTTCCGCATCTGGGCAACCAGCGTCTTGAAGGAGTATATGACCAAGGGCTTCGCGCTGGATGACGAACGCCTCAAGCAGGGAACAACTGCGTTTGGTCACGACTACTTCCGTGAGCTGCTTGAGCGTGTCCGCTCGATCCGTGCCAGCGAACGCCGCATCTGGCAACAGGTAACGGATATCTTCGCAGAGTGCAGCATCGACTATGATAAAAACGCTGCCGTTGCCCATGACTTCTACGCCATGATTCAGAATAAATTCCACTACGCCATCACGGGGCAGACCGCCGCCGAAATCATCTATGACCGTGCCGACCGCGCCAAAGACCACATGGGGCTGACTACATGGAAAAACGCCCCTGATGGTCGGATTCTCAAATCGGATATTTCCGTCGCAAAAAACTATCTGGATGCGAAGCAGATTCGCCAGCTTGAGCGTACCGTCTCCGGCTATTTTGATTATATCGAAGATTTGATTGAGCGCGAAAATACCTTCACGATGGAACAGTTCGCCTCCAGCGTCAACGAGTTTCTGACCTTCCGCCGCTACGACATTTTGCCTGACAAGGGGCGCATATCTGCGGCGGCCGCAAAAAAGAAAGCCGAAGCGGAATATGACGCGTTCAACAAAACGCAGTGCATTGTCTCCGACTTCGACCGCGAAGTGCAGCGCCTGATCGAATCCGAAAAGCGCAAATAAACATGTCTACTGGTTTGCACCAAACGTTTTGCCGTCGTTGGCAAAACGTTCAAATCCGTCGATTTCGATGGGTTTGAAAGAAGAAAGCGCATCTTTTGTGGTGCGCAATTTTTTGACAGTTTATTAGAACATACGTTCGTATTTTGGATAGTAGGAAGGGGTTGGGTTCTCGTGCCAAGGCAGCACCTCAAACGCCGAAAAGATGGGCGCTTCGCATGTCGATATCAAGGAAAATGGTTTTACGGTTTGACAGAAGGTGAAGCCTTTGCCGCCCGCGATGCTTATAAGCAAATGCTGAAGCAGGGCATCCAGCGCGATGCCTATAGTATGGATGTTAGGCATTACGCTGCCTCATGGCTTCCCATTCACAAAGCCGATGTCAGCAAAAAACACTATAACGATTGCGCCCATCATATCGACATTCTTTGTGACCAAATCGGCGACATGCTCATTAGAGACGTTAAGCCATCCGATATTAAGGCCGTTTACAGCGCACACTACCTCGGTTTGAGTGCCAGTACAATCAAACGTGCCAAATGTCTTTTTTCTGCAATCTTCGAGACAGCTATTGAAGACGGTTATGCTACCGTTAATCCTTGTCGATCAAAACATGCCAAACCGCCCAAGGGTTCATCGGGTTCTCATCGAACAATCACAGACTCTGAACGGGCTTTGATTCACGAGTGCAACCACAGTTTCCGCGCCGCCGTCTACGTCATGCTCTATGCCGGCCTGCGTCGTGGTGAAGCCCTCGCGCTCAATATTGACGAAGATGTAGATTTTGAGCATCATGTTATTCATGTTCACCATGCCATTCACTACGAAAGCAACCAGCCTATCCTCGGCGATCCTAAGACCGAAGCAGGTGAGCGTGAAATACCGCTTCTCTCCATTCTGGAAAATGAACTTCGCGGACTACACGGCCTACTTGCCCCTGCTTGCAAAAACGGCGGTCTGATGTCTGAAAGCGCCTTCTCCAGCGCTTGGAATTCGTACCTCGGAACAATCGAACGAAGGCTGAACGGTCACCCTAAGCGTTGGCATCATCGCGGAGCAAAAAATCGAAATCACGACCCTATCCAGCTCCGCGTTGAAGCTCTCATCAAAGCAGGAAAAACAGAAGAGGCCGAAGTCCTTCGCTTGTCCGATTGGAAAACATTCTCTGTTCGCCCCCATGACTTTCGCCACAGCTACTGCACCATGCTTCGCGATGCCGGAACTGATCTCAAGCTCGCAATGAAATGGATGGGTCATGCTGATGAAAAAATGATTCTGAAAATTTATGACCATGTAACGGATTTTCGCACTGAGCAAGCGCTCTCCACTCTCGAAAAAATGACCTCTGGTAGTCAAAATGGTAGTCAAACAGAAAATCGCATCAGAAACTTTCAGCAATATCAGGAAAAACTCTCCTAACCCAGCATCCCTCCGACTCTGAAGGCCACAGGTTCGACTCCTGCCGGGTGCACCAGCAAAAAAGCCTTGATTTCATTTGAGAAATCGAGGCTCTTTTTTTATGTTTTTGAAATGATTATAGGGAGCTTTGGGGACTATTCTGGGGACTACTGCCCTTTTTTCGCATAGAAAAACCGCCGAATGACGGCGGTGAATCACGCTTTTCGGGCTTCCTCCAGCGCGCGGGAAATCGCGTCGGTGGCGCGGCTGTTGGAGTCAATCAGGGCGTGGGCGTAGATGTCAAGGGTGGTGCTGGTCTGCGAATGGCCGAGGCGGGCGGCAACGTCGCGGATGGGCAAGCCTTCGGCAATCATCAGGCTGGCGGCGGTGTGGCGCAAGCCGTAGAGCGTCAGCGGCGGCAGGTCGTACCGCTTCACCAGCTTCCTGAAGACGTGCGTCGGCGTGGAGATGTTCACCCGGTGCCCGTCGTCCGTGGTGAATACCGCGTCAGGCTCCGGCCAATTCTTCCCGAACGGCAGACGATAGGCAAGCAGGGTGCGGCGATGGTCGCTGACGATCTGCATTACATCGGGCGGCAGGAGGATATCGCGGACGCTTGACTTCGTTTTCGGGCGGTCTGTGCGGACGGTTCCCTCTCCCTTGACGTATTCGGCGGAAGCGCGAATGTGGATCGTGCTTTTCTCCAGGTCGATATCCTGCCAATTCAGCGCGATCAGCTCACCGGGGCGCGCGCCCGTATACAGGGACAGATAGAAAAAGCATTTCCACTGGACATCTTCAAGCCCGTCCAGCACATCCAGCAGCCGCGCCGCGTCAGACGGATTCAGCCACTTCGTTTCCGGCGTGTCCTTGCGCGGCGGCTCGACCTGCGAACAAGGATTGACCGCGATATACCCCGCACGGACGGCATAGCCCATCACGGCAGACAGCGCGGTGTGATACTGGTGCTGAACCGTGCCGGACAGCCTGCCCGTTTCTGAGCGGTTTGAACGCGCCGGGGCTTTGGCAAGCGCGGCATAGAAGCGGGAGACCGTGCGGCGGTCGATATCCTGAACCGCCATATCGCCGAGCATGGGCAGGATGCGCGATTCAAACAGGTTGGTGTAAAAGCGGATGCTGGAGGCTTTCAGCCCTGACCGCTGCTTCTCTTCGACGAACTCCGCGAAAACCTGCTTCAGCGGCGCGCGGTTGCCCGTCAGCAGCAGCTTTCGCCGGAAGTCTGCCTCCAGCAGGGCGGCCTGCTTCTCCGCCTCTCTGCGCTGAACGGCGGGCGTGTGCATCGGGTCAACGTGGATCGTCCGCTGGAAGCGAATCTTCTTGCCGTCCGGGGCGTACCCATCGGAGATCGTCAGCCGCCAAGAGCCGTTGCCGCGGTTTTCGAGGGAGGACATTTTATTCACCGTCCTTGTTAAAATCTTCGTTCTCCGGTTCAGACTGATTAAATTTCAATCCATAATTGTTTTCAAATAAACTCTTTATTTCATCTCTGAATTGAGAATCTAACAACTCAAAATCACTTATAAATTCTGAAATTCTTGTATTCGCTTCTTGATCTTCATATTCTATCCGCATTTCATGCCAATTTCGAATATTCAGTTCGACACCCATCTCTTTAATAATTTGCAAAATGTAAGAACGTTTTATCGCAAAATCCGCATATCTCTTGACGATTATTCCGGGCATATCCAATTCTTCGCATGCATCCACAAAATCATCGGCGTATTCAGGCGCAGAGCAAGGGTTTTCTCTCATTATCTTTCTTTTTTCAAGTTCGTCTAACAAACCGTCAATAATCATTCTAGCTTCACGCTTTGAATCCACTAGTTCGGATATGTCACAATGAAAAACTTCCGATATTTTTTCAAGTGTTTGATATCTGGGTTCTCTTTTATCCGCCTCATACTGTCGAATTGTAATGGTTGATAGCCCTAACGCCTCCGCCAACTGGGCTTGCGTCATTTTTGCCTCTGTACGCTTTTGTTTAATTTTCTGACCAATGGACATACGATCCCCCCCTATGTCTCTTTAGTGTATCACAATCGTTAAGACGATTCAAGCCGAATCGCAAAAAGGCTTGACAAATTCAAATTGAATCGCTATAATTGTCTTATAAAGATTCAGATTGAATCTATAGCAGAGCAAAGGAGGCATTTTATTGAACGTCAACGGAATGAAGATCGAAGTGCTGTTAGCGAAAGCCGGGATCACCAAGACAGAGCTTGCTAACCGTTGCGGAGTTTCGCGGCAGAACATCAGCACCATTGTCAAACGTGGCACTTGTGAACCGCGCACGCTGGGCAAGCTGGCAGCTGGACTGTGCGTTTCCGTATCGGAGCTGACAGAGGGGGCGAAACCGTGCTGATCTCGACCAAACAGGCCGCCGAACTGACAGGTTTATCCGCTTACGAACTTCGTCACGGTTTCAAACGGGGATTATATCCCGCGCTGGAGGTCGGGCGCGGCAGCCGTCGCAAGTCTCTCAGGTGGGACCCGGAGATTTTGCAGCAGGCGATCCGCGACGCGATGCACGCCCGGCAGGCCGTCAGCGGTGATGACTTCACGTTTACGAGGTGATGCACCGTGGGCAAGTATGAACGCCGAACACGCCCCGGGTGGATGCTCTATCACGAGAATTTGCCCATGCTGGAAGTGCTTTCGCCTGAGGACGCGAAAGCCCTTATCGTTGCGTTGACGCGGTATTCGATTGCGCTGGCAAACGATGAACCGCCGCCGAACTTCTCAAGCGTCGCTAGCCCGATGGCACAGGCGATTTGCCTATTGATAGCACCGAAAATCGAACGCGATGACAGCTTGTATAAGACAAAGTGCGAGAGAAGCGCACTTAATAGGAGCAAGCAAAAGGCGACAGTGGTTGACCGTGGTCAACCAGAGCTGACCAAAGCTGACAGTGGTCGAGCAACTATAACAGGAACTCCAACGGTAACTGAAACAGGAACTCCAACGGTAACTGAAACAGGAACTGAAACAGGAGATGAAGCCGGAGCGGAATCGACAGCGTCATCCGAAACTCCAGCGGCAGCAGATCGTAACCCTTCCGGCGACTGCGGCGGCTTACTTCAAGAGGCGGAACGACGAGCGCACTCAAAACACGATAACGCATCTGAGCTGGACATTCAGCGCGAACTCCGTGATCTTCAGCGCGCTGGCGAGTTAGCGCGGACGTATGGCTTGCCGCAGACACTCGCTGTCTATGATTCGATTCTGGAGGATGTGAAGCGCTGCGATTGGGAACAGGTGGAGAGCGCGATCAAGGAGGCGTCCGCCTCAAACAGCCGAGGCTGCGTTTCCGTCAACTTCTACCGCACGATTCTCAAGAACAGGCGAATACCGAGGTCTCACCTCAAGGATCTGTAACATTTCGAAGAAAGGAGCGAAAACGAGATGGAAGCAAATTGGACGGAACAGGAGTTTTTCGACGTGATTGCCGAGCTGAACGAGGATGAAAAGCAGGAAGTGCTGGAATATGTCCACGCGCTGGCCGCCGGGGATTACGAGAAATGCCGCGCCATGGAAGCGGCGCACGGAATGAATTTGATTGACGAAGGAGTGTGATTAAAATGACGTTGACCCATGATGAACACAGCCTCTTGACCCAGTACCGCGCCTTGTCGCCGGACAAGCAGAAGGTCTTCTTGGAATTCCAGCGGGCATTGAACCGCGGCGATTTGGAAGCCTGTCGCGCCATCTGCGAGGAAAACGGTTCTAACGCCATTCTGGCGTGTCCGAACACTTGATAGATATTTCCTATCAACCGAGCGCGAAAAAACGCTTCTAGACGGCAAAGAATCGAAATGGAGGCATTTAGACGAACAGCAAACGAAAAGGCGACGCGGGAGAGCGGGAGCTGCTGGAGGTGCTGACCTCCGGCGGCATCCCCGCCGAGCGTCATCAGCAAGGCCTGTTGGCAGGGTGTAAGGGTGGGCGCGGGAATCCGGATATCTCCGCAACCGTCGCCGGGCATCCGCTGCACATCGAGGTCAAGCGAACCGAGCGTCTGCGGCTTTCCGAGGCGATGCATCAGGCGAAGCGCGACGCGGTGAATGCCATTCCCGTGGTCGTTCACCGGGCGAACCATCAGCCGTGGGTGATTTCGCTGGAGTTGAGCGAATTTCTGGCGATTTTCGCCGGAAACAAAGCGCGACAAAACCGCGACAAAAGTATGACGGCTTTCGGGAGTAACGACGAATGAGCGACGAAAGAAGGCGATTTATGAGCAACCCTAACATTGCCGAAGCGGGACGGGCGACCCGGTTTGCTCCCGGCTTGAAATCGACGCGGGACGCAAGCGAAAAAGGCAACGAAACGAAGGCGGCGAAGAAGAAGACGCGGGAATTGGCGCGGCTGATCCTCTCTTCTCCCGCGCCGCTCACCGAGGACAAGCAAGCCGAAATCACCGAGGCGCTGGGCATCGGCGAGGTGACGCTGCAAGCGGCCGCTCTGTTTGAGATCGGCAAGCGGGCGGCTGCCGGGGATTCAAAGGCACTGGATTATCTCGTCGCTGCGGCAGGCGATCCGAAAGACGACCTTTGGGATTTCTGCCTCTGATGCTGGCATTCACAGACGAGCAGCGCGCCGCGCTGATTAAGATGCGGCAGGACTGGCAGGCGGCAGAACAGGCAAGGGATGCGCTTGATCGGGCGAAGCTCCCCCTCTCCTCCAGCGGGTTTGACGTTTTGCCGTCTCACGGATTGCCGAAGGGGCTTGACGACCGCCTGACCCGCATAGAAGCCCTACAAGCTGCCTTAGAGCGCGCCGTGAGGCAGGCGGCAGAATCCCTCTCCCTCACGGACGAAGCGCTCAAAATGGACGAAATAGGCATACCGGAGTTCCGTTTTTTCTGTGCCTATTACAGACGCGCCGAGACGCTGGAGGAAGCGGCAAAGGCGGCGAATATCACCATGCAGAAGGCGCAAAAGCTGCGAAGCCTCGTCGAGTTTTCAGCGGATGAAAAGCAAAAAAGGCGCTGGAACAGACGACCATGGTTTCTTTGAGGCAGGAAGAACGAAAGCAAGCGCGTCCTGAGGGGCGCGCCATTTTTGAAAATGTGAGGTGAAACGATGGATTTATTCACACTTGTAGCCAAGATCGGGCTGGATTCCCAGGAATACGAGCAGGGCATCCGCAAAAGCAAAAGCTCCATCCTTGAGCTGGGCGGCTTTATCAACGCGAAGACGATTGCCATGGGGCATCTGATCGCGCGCGGCGTTGAAAAGGCATTTGACACAGTCGGTTCTCTGGGCAGGCGCGCCATACAGACGGCAGCCGATCAAGAGGCGCTGGATTCACTGGCATCCGCGACATTCGGCGAACTGGAATCTGCCGCCGAGGGCGTTTTTGACAGCATCGGCAAGGATACGAACATGCTGTCCCAGCAGCTCAAGAGCGTCGGCACATCTGCCTTTATGCAGTTCAAAGGCGCGGGCGTAGACGCTGCGGAAGCGATGACCATGATGGACAAATATATCCGCCTTGCGGCTGACGGCGCTGCGGCGTACAACATGAGCGTCGACGAAGCGGATACCCGCCTGCGTTCTTTTCTGCGCGGCAATACCGAGGCAGGCGACGCAATCGGTCTTCAGGTTTCGGAATCCACCCGCGCATCAAAAGCGATGGAGGTCTACGGGAAGAAATGGCAGGCACTCACCGAAGCGCAAAAACAGATGCTCATGCTCAATATCGTCGATGCAATCTACGATCAAACCAACGTCATTGGGCAGGCCGCGCGCGAAGGCCACGAATGGGAAAACGTGATTAACAAGCTGGACGCGGCGCAGGACACCCTTCTCAAGCATATCGGAAAACCGTTCAAAGACGCGCTTACTCCGTTTATCGAGAAAGTCACCGACCTTTTCAGCGATGAAACAATCGGTATGCGCGTTGAAATGCTTTCAACAGCTTTCGCCGATATCGGCAGCGTTTTCCTCGATGACGCAATCGACCTGATCGACAAGATTCTGGAATGGAGCAACGAAAACAAGCCGCTGACGTTCGATCTCCACATTCCGACGTGGACGGAGATTCAGACCACCGCCGAAACCGCGCTGGCCACCATTCAAAGCGGCATCAAGAGCTTTGCGACGTGGACGCTGGGCGCGTTTACGCTGGACGGCGTTTCCATCCCTGAGATATTGCAGACGGCTAAAACATGGTGGAGCGGTCAGGGAGCGAATGCATACGAGCGCCTGAAGTCGGTGTTTACATGGACGCTGGGCAGCTTTGTCGCGCCGAGCGTTGACGGCTTCTTTGACGGCATTCCGACGTGGTGGGAAGAAACGGCACAGCCCGCACTTACAGCGATCGCGCAATGGTCGTTTGGAGAGCTGATCGTTCCCGCGTGGGGAGATTTCGCGCTGAGCATCAAAGACTGGTGGATCAACGACTTTTCGCCTGCCATGACCGCCATTCTGACGTGGAATCTGGGCGATTTGGAGTTGCCAAGCATCGAGAGCGTACAGGAACAGATACGAACGTGGTGGGCGGCGGTTACGGCGGGATTGAGCCTGTCCGTCAGCGCATCGTATAGCCGAACGTTCAGCCAAGCCGAGCTTGAACAAGGGCAAAAGGACTACAAGGACGAAATAGACGCGATTTCAAGCCCTTCCATCGTTAGGTCGAGCAAGAAGAACGCGCCGAGCTTTGCGACCGGCCTTGACTATGTGCCATATGATAACTTCATCGCCAAGCTCCACGCCGGAGAAACCGTTCTGAACCGCGCCAATGCGACGGCATACCGCGCAGGCATCGTTGGCGGAATCGACTATGCGCGTCTGGGGCAAATCACAGCCGAAGCTGTTTCCAACGCGCTGGCGGGAATGACCGTCACCATGAGCGGCGAACAGGTCGGCAGACTGACCGCGAAGACCGTCAGCCGAGAAATCGCCAAAGGAACAAGGTCTCTGCGCTATGCGAATATCTGAATAAACAAAAGACCGTCGGAAACCCGGCAGCCTTGCTTTAGTTCTGGGGCTGGAGGGGGACGATGGCAAGCGTCTTGCCAAGCGGCGCCAACACCTTCAGGATCGTATCCAGCTGGGGGTTAGCGTCTCCGCGCTTTATCTGGCGATGAACGCGCTGGACGCGGGGCGGCGGGTGCTGCATCGCCCCTCTTTTCGTGGGTGATAGTGGACAGGGCGTTGAGGTGTGCAGACCTCAGCGCTCTTTTTTGTTGATGGAGAAGCAATCTTCGGCGGTCGATACTTCACTCTCCATGCGTCCGGCTTCATAGCCCAGCGCATACGCCCAGAGGAAGGCTTCATAGTTCAGCGCGGCGCAATACTCATCCAGTGCAGCGTGAAAGCTCCTTTTCGCGTTCAGGACGTCCGAGCCTGCCGAGGGCGCGTTCTCCAGCTCTCGTTCATAGATGTCGGTCAACTGTTTTTCGGTCAACATGCGTTTACACTCCTTTCAAATGCTGGAGGGACTGCCCCGGCTCGTGCCCTGGCTCCTGTGCGCTCGTCGTGTCGCGGTTGCGTCTCACTCATAGCACCGGGGCGCTGTCCCTCTTGACACTCATAGTATAGCATACTTCCGTAATGATGCAAACCGTAATACTAGACAAACATACTTACGGAATTATGTGCAGATTGCATACTTCCGCAATGATGCAAAATCTAGTATAATATAGGAAAAGGAGGCGACTCAATGGGTAAAACATCATCGACCGCAAAGAATCGGTATAATCAAAAAACCTATGACCGAGTGGAGATTGTCATTCCAAAAGGTCGCAAGGCTGATATAACCGCCCACGCGCAAAGCAAAGGCCTGTCCGTCAATGGCCTTGTGGGCGAACTGCTCCGCGCCGATCTGAACATGACGGAAGAAGAATGGCGGCGCAAGCCTGACGCTGAATAGGTTGACGCTGGCGTTGCTTTGTGCTATACTGGTGTCAGAAAGGGATGCAGTCTGGCTATCGTGTGGGGCGCTTTGACGTCCGGCGGTATACTGCATCTCTTTTTTGACGGCACAAAAAAAACAGCCGCTCTTGACGAGCGGCCGGGAAGATGCTAGAATATAGACAGACGAGGAGCCG